CGCAGCCGGAAGTTCTTGCCCATGTCCCGGACAAGCTGCTCGTCAATGTCCTTCAATGCGTTGTCTGACGGCAGAATGTCACCGGCTTCGCAGTGCTGGATTCCTTCCTCTGCTGTTCCTTGCCGGGTCATTACATCGAACAGGGTACACACGTCCTCTGTCTGTGCGCCGTAGGTGTCCGTTGCGTTGCACTGGGCATCGCAGTCCACTAGCAAGACTTTCTTGCCAAGCAACTGCAACGCACCGGCCAGACAGGTGCTTGTGGTGGTCTTTCCTGTGCCGCCCTTCTGATTGGCGACCGCTATGATTTTTGCCATTTTATCACTCTTTCTTTATTCGTATATCGGCATTTCTGCCCACCCTACCACTCTTGCAATAAAGCAAGCGTCCGAAGAAATGTTCAACCTCTGAAACGATGTGTTTATAAACTCGCCTTTTTCAATAAACGCTGCAACTGTATTTGTTGCCGTTATAGATTCATCTTTCAGATAGGTCGTTTTTACAGAACACAAGAACCGGCCTTTCGTTCTTTCAATGATTTCTGGTGTTGGCATCCCATCATCTTTAACGGAATACCACACAATTTCCTGCTTCTTCATGCCGCTCCTTTCTATTTAATACACTGCGTCTGGCTACTCTTGCAAGGCTTCAATGGAATAAAACGCTGGCATATACTTGTCTACGATACCCGCTTTGTCTACGCTTCTAATCAGATAGCCAACAGGTCTGTCGGGGAACGGCGTTCTGTTCAAAGATAGGATGTCCTTATACGCTGCCCTCACCGTATCGTAAACCGCTTCTCTGCGTCTCGGCAGCTTGATTTCAGGATGCTCTTTTTTCATCCACTTCTCAACCACTTTTGCCACGTCAATGCAGTCTTGCTTTTCCAGTTCGTCACACATAGACCAGTCAAAATGCTCGTATCCGCTTCTGCGGGGCTTTCTGGCGGCTTTTTGATGCTCAGTCGATACTTCGCTCGCCTGAGCATCAATTAGTGTCTCAGACGCTTTAATTTTGGGCTTAAACTTGACCGCCACAGCCTTTCGTGCCACAAGAACCGGTTCGTAGGTCACCACAATGTCAGACACTGCATTGATTTCATCTACTGCAACGTCAAGCACTCGTTTGCGGAGGTTCTTGTAAACATCGTAGCTTGCTTCCATCGCACCGAGCTGTTCTCTCAGTTTTTTCAGACTGATTTCATGCGGCTTACTGTCCATGTTCATCCAGTCTCGAAGAATCGAATAAAGCAGAATGCTGTACTGAGACTTCATTCGTGATGTATAACGTAGACGATACCGAACGTACCCGCTTTCGGCAATATCAAAAAAGATGGGGCGAAGGTCAGGGTTGCAAGTGATTGCCACAACATAAGACCTTGTTTCCGGCACATAGTCCAGTTTTGCCCTTGTGAAAAGGACGAAACTTTCAAACGTGCCCTTCTCTTTGTCAATGGGAATCGACACCGTATTGCCCAGAAAGTGCTTGATCTGCGGCTCAATCCTTCGTGCATCAAGGCTTTTCAGCCCGAGCAGGTTTCTGTACTCTGCCAACGAGAACTCCACACGGCTGCTGTTTGGGTCTCTCGGATTTATTCTTGATAAGTAAACCTCTAGCAACCGAAGTTCGCCTGCCGTGTAGTCCCTGAACTTTGCCCACACAAGGGATTTGCTTTTCTCGACAAGGTTATTGTCTGATATTTTTGGCATCCGCTCCTCCTTATGCCCTATAATTACGGCACTTTACGCCGTTCTGACGGCGGGAGCAGGTCATGCGCTTGCACCCTTCGCAACCACCGCAGGCTGCGGTAGCAATAATGTCATACACAGGGCTGGCAATGATGGAGTAGTGGCAAAGCCCAACTTTCCAACTCCACCGGTTTTGTTCCTCCGTCTTGATGGCATCAGCAGGGACGGAATCCATACGGTCAGACAGTCCCTCGCTGTCGTACCGGGTGATGATGTGCCCGTTCAGGCGATAGCCGGGTTTTTCCGGGAACACGAACGGCTCCCAATCCGGCTCCGCTGTCGCACTGATCGCAACAGGGTCAACCTTGACGGCGAGTTCGTCATCTTCAACAACAGCCCGATAGTCACCATCGAATTGACGTTGAGTAGCTTCCTCTGCGGTGATTTCGGTGCGGTCGATGTCCTCACCAATCAGAAAATATTTTTTCATAATTCACGCCTCCTTTTTTGCTGACATGATTATACCACATCTCGGGGGACGCGTCAACTGTTTTTGTCCCCCGTGACTTGTCTTTTTGTCCCCCATAGGGCCGTCAAAACGTCCCCCATGACTTGTCAAAACGTCCCCCATGCTTTGTCATTTCGTCCCCCATCTACCTATTATATATTAAACAAGAAATAAACAAGAGGTTAAATATCATCGTTAAATAGGCGATGACGATAATTTTCAACAATTTCTTTATTTTCCATTCCAGCTTGTGGATAACTCAACCCTCTATTTGCTGAATAAAGTCTTTCCAGCAATGATTAGCCTTATCTAACGTGTACAAAAAGTGGATGAAAAACTTTTGAGCTGGTGTTATGGGGGACGGAGTGACAAGGTAGATTTGCCTGATAGGTGTACAAAAAGTGGATGAACGTGGGCAAAATGTTCTTCAAAAGCTGCGATAATTCGACAATCAGCGCAAAATGTTTTCTTCGTTGATGGTATAAGAATCATTTCGTTTCATGGCCGAAGCTTCCCCACAGTCCTGTGCCTGATATAAAATCTGCATATTGGGTTGTGTTCCGTCTGGGTCTGGGTCGGTTTTGGTGGCCTGCGCCATTTCATAATGGCCTGTGACGGTGCGGCAGACGGACACACGATCACGCAAAGTCGTGTGAAGATTGGCTACCATTTCGCACAGAACAGCAAGGTAATCTGAGCCGTGATTTCCATAGATCAGATAGCACAGTAGGTCAATTTCTTGCGGATGGGCTTCTTTGATATGCTCTATCAGTGCATTCCTCTTTCTCTCGGTGCTGGCATCGCCAGCCAGACTTTCCAATAATCCGGGATGCAAACAAGTGTCTATGTACGGCTTGGCCGCAACACCGCAGCACACAAACCATTTTATGATAGTAGAAGCATCTGGGGTCATTGTTCCTTGCTCATAACGAAAAATGGATGTCCGGCCTACACCCATTTTGTCCGCAAGCTTCTGTTGGCTAAGTCCGGATTCTGCTCTTGCCATCTCTAACGCTTTTGCCACTCGTATCCTATAATCATCCATAAATACCCCTCTTTCGACAAAATGATACAAAAGCAAAGAAATTTAACTGATATATTGTTCAAAATGTGAAACAATAATTGAAAAAAGTCGCTGTTCCATTGAAACAGCGAGATGTGGTATAACTGTATTGTCAAAAAATTCCAAAGAAGAAGTGAACAAAAATGAGAGAAACTGTAATCTGGAACCATGAACGTATGCCGATCATCGATGGAATGCCCGCCAGCGTTACCGATGGGCAGCCACACACACCTGAACCATGGGAGGAAAGCTAATGAACCGAACTGTAGATGCTCTGATTGTCCCATACGCCCGCAGACGGACGCTGGAACTTGTCCTGAGCCTTTCTGGGTACGAAGCTGATAAAGATGCTTACCTCGAAGCAAAAGGCATCCTGGAACGCGCCGTAGCCGCCTTAGACGATGGGCGCGACCCGGCAGATAACATCGAACGCATTGACGGACAGCTTGTAGAGCTGTGATTGGAGGAAAGATGGATAGGCGTTGTCCCTTTTGACTTGAACGCTCGTGGCTTCCCCGATGAAAAGTAACGGATGTGAAGAAAACATTCGATTTTTGCGAAGTTGTTCAAATTATATTGACTATACAACTGAAAGATGTATAATCGTATCAAATGAACAATCGTATTTACTGATCGGGAGGATATGCTGCAATGAGCGAACAAGAAAGAGCTAAGATTGACAGATTTATCGCATGGCTGTTGGAACACCCAGATAAGATTCCGGCAGCGGAGAAAGCCTTAGGCCTAGAATAACAGAAAACCCCTTGTGCAGAGCTATATTAGCCCGGCACAAGGGGTTTTTATTTTACCGGGTCAGAACCAGTTCTTTTTTCGGTTTCTACGGTAACGATATTTTCTGCTGTTGCCATATAGTACACGGTCATTGCCTTTTAACAAGACCTGCATGAACCAGAAGCAAAAGGCACAGCCGCACAACAAGTAATACACGGGATTGCCTCACATCTTCTCGATCAGGTTCATCAGAGCTTCACGCTGTTCTTTCGGCATAGATTCAAGTTTTCTTCTAATCCGCTCTACTGCTGCATCGACTTCACTTTGCGGCTGCTGGGGCGGATTTTCTTTTTGTTCGCCAGTGAGAAGGTAGTCTACCGATACATTGAAGTAGGCTGCAATTTTAGAGAGAACCTCTGCGGACAGGCTCTTAGTTCTCCCGGCTTTCAATTCGGAAAGAAAACTACGGCGAATCCCGATGTTGGCACAAAGAGTTCCGTCTTTGACGCCCTCTTTTTCGCAGAGCGCATGGATGTTGCTGTACAAGTCCGACATAAGAACACTCCCATATTTGTGCAAGTATACAAATGCACAGAATTTTGTACAAAAGAGTTGACTTGTACAGAAGCCTGTACTATAATACAGACATGGGCGGTACAGAACACTGTACAATATAAACTCTCTACACCATTATATTAGTACAGTTTTCCGTACATGTCAATAGATTTTAGCAAATGGAGGTGGGATTTTGAAAGAAAACTTCCGTTCTGGCTTTGAGCTGGAAGTGAAGATGAAGCTGTTGCAGCGAGGTATGAAGCAAACGGAGCTGATTCAGGCGGTTCAAAGCGATACTGGATTGTTCCTTGATGATTCGTACCTCTATAAGATTCTTCGTGGTGAGCGAAAGCCGGAGAAGATTATTCAGAGCATCTGCAAGATTCTGGAGATTGAGCAGAAGGAGGGCTAAACATGGAACAGATTCTGACATTGAAGGTAGACCTTGAGCACCCGGACGATGCGAAGTTTGCCATTGACGAGGCGGTCAAGGTCTACGAATCTGAAAAGCTCAAGTGGGCAGCAGAGGAACTCGCCGAAGCGAAGCGTCTGGCGATGAAGATTATGGAACAGTTGTGCTTGGACGGGTACAACATTGAATGGAGCGGATTCACGGAAGCGTACTGCTACAAGGCAGTTTCTGTTTGGCTTAGTAAACCGGATGATGAAGGCTTTATACGAAATGGAGCGTGCTGCATCCCTTCTGCTTCTTTTGATACTTGGATTGCCAAGTGCGACTGTCTGTGCCGGGCTACCGGCAAAGACGTGCCTGCGTTCATCATAAAAAAGGCTGGTGAGGGTTGGTGACGTACTTTTACAAAGCACCAAGCCGGAAGCGCAGGCTGAAGCTTGCAATGGCGGAGGGCGTGTCCCGGAACGAAGCCAACAAGGTGCTGTGGATGGAAAAAATGCTGAACCAGTGCTTTGAACGCCACAATCGGGAAGCTAGACTGAAAGAGGAGATGCAGCGTGGAAGAAAAGTACTGTGAGCGCTGCGGTCTGTATCTTGGTATTGTCAGACCGACAAGACGGTACTGCTCCGAGTGCAAGCGCAAGGACGACCAGGAACGCCGCAGAGAACATGAAAAGTCTGGCGTTATATTCAAGCCGAAAAATGCGTTCTGCGCATACTGCGGAAAACCGATGCTGAAAAGAGTAGCATCCCAGAAGTACCACGGTGGATGCGCAAAGAAAGCCTACAACGCAAAGGCGAATCTGAATGCTAAGTCGGCGTACAGGGCCAAACAGCAAGAAAAGAAGAAGTCTGAAAAGACGTTTCCGTCTATCGGAGAAGTTCAAGCGCTTGCTGACAAGCTCGGCAAACACTACGGCGAAGTATCACGGATGCTTGCGTCAGGAGAATTGACCTATGAACGGTAAGTACTACGGCAAGCGAGAAATCCGATGGCACAGCCGGGAGAAAGAACGGCTGGAACACATCAACAAGCGAAAGGAGAAAAATGAAAGCACTTGTGGAAATCGTCCTGATCTGGGGCATTGTCTTAGCGTTTATTCTCGCAGTGTTTCTGCTGAACTTCTGGCTGGTGCATCACATCGAGCTTTTAGTCGGAGCTAAGGCGACATGGTACATCATAGGTGTTGGAGCTTTGATGACAACCGGTTGGATTTTTAGACGCAGAGAACCAAAGGACACAGAGGAAAAGGCATGACGCTGGAAGCCGCTCTTGAAGAACGCGATATGAAGGCGTCGGAGCTTATTCGCAGAAGCGGAGTGTCAGCTCCAACGATATACAACATAACAAGTCCGAATAAAGCGCCGTACAAGACGGGTATTAAGGCTGATACGCTTGCAAAAATAGCCGAAGCGATAAATGCAATAGTCGTGATCGATGCAAGCAAACCATTTTTATTCGATATCATTCTGAAAGAAGGGACAAAATGAAAACCGTAAAAGGAAACGTGCTTACCATACTTGGTATCGTCGCTGCAATCGTAGCCGTTAGCTGTGGCGATACAATAAATGGATGCGAGAGTACAGTACAGATGCTTGGATGGGCATTTGTTTCGCTGATGTTACTAGGCATCGCTCTGGTTTTGTGCGCGCTTGGAGTGAGCGCGGAAAAAGAGCATGAAGATACCGAACGGATGAGGAAGCTGAACCGCATTCCCGCTCATATCAGCGAGTGGAGGGATGCACAATGAAATGCCCGATGTGCGGACAGGAAAGTGTTACGACTGTAGACACCAGGAACGAGGACGATTGCATTATTCGCAGAAAGCATTGCTTGAATAAAGAATGCGATTACCGGTGGTCTACCATTGAAATCGACACAAGCCAGTGGTACTCAGCTCTTCAAATCCAAGAGCACAGAAAACAGAGAGGACGGCCCAGAAAGAATGACTAGTGTGAACCTAGATAGATTCGGTGGCGTGACCGAGCCGGAGGACGGCGTGTACTTTATGACCAACGAGCAGATAGCGGAAGCAAAAGAAGCTGACCGGCTGGCAGCGATTGAGGACTTGCAGTCCGAGATTGAGGACAGGGAAGCAGAGCTGAAAGACCTCCGCGCACAGTTGGCAGAACTGATGGCTGGGTGATTTTGTACAGCCAAGTTAAGCCGAAGCAAGAATGATGAAGCCTAATGAAGCCGAAGAAAGGAAAGAAAAATGGCAGTATTAGTAATGGTCTATGGTCACTCCGGCAGCGGAAAGTCCGCTTCGCTTCGGAACTTTGACCCGGAACAGGTGGCGGTTATCAACGTGCTTGGCAAGCCGCTGCCGTTCCGAAGCAGCATGAAAACATACATTACCAATGACTACGGCAAGATTGATGCCGCAATCCACAGCACCAAGCGTAAGTCCATCGTCATTGACGATGCCACCTACCTTATGACCGGCGAGTTCATGCGGAACGCAAAGGTTGCCGGATATCAGAAGTTCACCGACATGGCAGCAAACTTCAATGCTCTGCTGATGCGGGCAAAGGAGTTGCCGGACGATGTGGTTGTCTACTTCTTCGGACACAGCGAGCGTGACGGAGACGGTGGTGAAAAGTTCAAGACCATCGGAAAGCTGCTGGACGAGAAGGTCTGCGTGGAAGGGTACTTCACCATCGTTCTGAAAACCGTTGTGCAGGATGGGCGATACCTGTTCAGCACTCGCAACGATGGCATGGACACCGTGAAAACCCCTCTGGGGATGTTCAACGATGCGCTGATCGAGAACGACCTTGCCGCCGTAGATAAGACCATCCGTGAGTATTACAACATCCCGGTTCAGCCGGATAACAAAGGAGAGTAACAGATGAAGAACATCAACTGGAATGACGTGCAGGAAGCCACCGAACGCCGTGACCTGCCTGTTGGCGGCTATGTTGCCGGTATCTGCAAGGCAACGGACGAGCCTGCAAAGGAGCGCCTGAACATCGAGTGGGAAGTCGCAGAGGGCGAGTTCAAGGGATACTGGCGTGAGCAGACCGCTTCCCTTATCGAGCGTGGCAAGCTGAATCCGGGCGAGTGGGCATGGGGCGGCAAGACCATCAAGAGCTACAAGGAAAAGGCGTTGCCGTTCTTTAAGGGCTTCATTACCGCTGTGGAGCAGTCCAATCCCGGTTACAAGTTCAACAATGACGAAAAGACCCTGCGTGGCAAGCTGGTTGGCGTGGTTCTCCGTGAGGAAGAATACATGGGCAACGATGGGAACATCAAGACAAAGCTTGTCGTTGACCGCTTCACCAGCGTGGACAAGATCCGTTCCGGCGATTATGAGGTCAGACCGAAGAAAATGCTGGCTGGTGGGTCTGGTTCTGGCTACTCGCAGGGCGGGAACGATGACTTCTCTGTGATTGAGGACGACGGTTCGCTGCCGTTTTGAGGTATTCGCACATGGGGTACGCATTTGGAGAGCATTGGACGCAAGAAAAGATTCTTCAATCTGTAAAAGATTGTATGGATGCTACTGGGTTGACCAGAATGCCATCAAGAAGCGAATTGAGCGGGTACTACGGTAACAACAAGGTAACAAATGCCATCAAGCGGTTTCCGGGTGGCTACTACAAGGTAGCTGAACTTCTCAAAATCGAGATGAAGGAAAGCGAAACTCAGTTTGGAAAATACGGAGAAGAACTTGCAATAAAATTGCTGGAAGAACACGGATTTTCCGTTGAGCGGATGACTACCAGATATGTTTACGACCTTTATGTTAATGGAAGCGTTAAGGTTGATGTGAAAACAGCGAGACCGAGCAGGGCAAACAAGAGTTTTTGCTATTCGTTCAATCTTGAAAAACGATTCCCTACTTGCGATGTTTATTTTCTGATCGCAAAAAACGAAAAGAAGGAAAACATTTACATAGTTCCTGCTTCTATCAACCAGACGCAGATTGGTCTTGGAACTGGAACGACTGTGTACAGCAAATATCAAGACCGATATGACATTATCGCTGATATGAGCAAGGCTTTTGCTTCGGCAAAGTCCTGACCGCCTACCTTATATAAGAGCTGCGCTATCTGGCTGGACGGGCGTTTGAGAAGATGATTACCTGTTGTCTCAACTGCACATCACGCTGCACAGCTTGCCACGACACTTGCGAGAAGTACAAGGCAGAGAAGGAAGACTTCGAGGAGCGCAAGGCGTTCGTATATGAGATGAACCACAGCCAGAGCGTATACCACCGCAACTACGAGGACAAGCACCGGGAACGCGGCAAGAAGCGGTTTCTCGGAAGTGAATTTAGAGGTGAACGAGCATGAACGAATGGAGAGATATAGTAAAAAATCCACCTCACAAATGGGATGGAGATTTGAGGGGGAACATTTTGGTTTGGTATAGCAATACGAAACGCGCAGAAGTTGTGAAAATGACCGTTGCGGTGTCGTTTCCTGACATTATGCCGTTCTGGATGCCACTCCCCAAACAACCAAAAGACAACGCATGAACACCGGCAAGCAGTTTGAAGCAGACTTCAAGGCATCCGTCCCGTCCGATGCGTGGTGCTACCGGCTGAAGGACAGTGCTACCACCTACTACGGCGGCAACGAGAACCTATCCTTTTCCATCGACAACATCTGTGACTTCCTTGTGTACCGCTACCCGATGAACCACCTGTTTGAGCTGAAAACCATTGAAACGCCCTCTATCCCTCTTGAAAAGGTGTTCGGCAAGTACGACAAGGCAAAGTGCAAATACCGCAAGGAAAAACACATCACTGATATGGTAGAAGCAATGGGGTACAGCGGCCAGACCGCCCATGTATTAGTCAATTACCGGGCAGTCAACCGCACCTTTGCAATCCCTGCCAACAAGGTTCTGGCGTTCCGCTACAACGAGAGCCGCAAGAGCATCCCTTGGCAGTGGGCAGAGCAAGAGGGGATAGAGGTCAAAGCAAAAAGGATGCGTGTCCATTGGCGATATGACGTTGATGGACTGCTAAAGAGATTGGAGAATAAAAATGACAATGGTATGCGATAGGTGCGGTGAAGTGTTTCCGCTTTCCAACGATGTGAAATACATGACACCGTTTGATGACGAACTTGACCAATTTGAAAGCAATTCTATTGTAAAATGCCTTGCTGGCGATGATAAAGGAATTTACTCGATAAGAGATGAAACCGTTGTCCTCTGCCCCTCTTGCATGGCTGCACTCAACGACTGGCTGAAAGGAGAGCAGGAACGACAAGCAAAATGGATTTACGACCATGAAAGCAACTCAATCGAGTGTGACAAGTGCAAAGCAGAATACAAACTCTCGCCGTATGAACGTGTATCGGATTTTGATTATTGCCCTAGCTGTGGTTCAAGAATGGAGGAAATAAAAGAGTGAGTGTTGTCTTTAAGTGCGACAGGTGCGGTGAGATTTTTAATCGGAAAGTGCCTGACATAAACGATTGCTACGGTACTGCAAATTCGATTCTGTTCTTAGATTGCACGGTGGAACGCAACCGTTTTGGGCTGGGCGAAGAACCGATTCAGCTTTGTCCGTCCTGCATGAAAGAACTGAATGACTGGTTAGAGCCAAATGAAGAAAAACTAGACAACGGAAACAAGAACGAATGGAACAACATGACTACTCAACCGCAATGTGGCGTGGCTGTCGAAATAAAGTTTGAAAATGGAGACCTCGACATTGCGTACCGCAGATATAACGATAAACGCTGGTTTCAAAGTAGTGGCGAGTGGGTTTCAAACGATGCCAAAATTGTTGCATGGCGGTACATCGACTGAAAGGAGAACAGAAGTGAGTAAGAAAATTTTAGACATTCTTCCCAAGACCGAAATCTTGGCGTAATTGGCAGAAGAAGCATCCGAACTGGCACAGGCTACGTTAAAGCTGCGCCGGGCGCTGGATGGCACGAACCCGACACCGAAGAGTGTAGAAGAGCGTGAAGAAAATCTGCTAAAGGAACTAGCAGACATTAAAGTTGCGTTTACGGTCTATTTGTCTGATTCAAAACCATGCATCAAGGCAAGGGTTTCGGAGGAAATCAATAAGACCACTGAAATAAAACTCGACCGCTGGCTTTCTCGCCTTGAAGCAAAGGAGAATAAAAATGGCTGAATATCATGTTGGATGTGGACTGTTTGGAAATATCTACGCTGGGACTTATGCCCCATCTCGCAAGGATGGCTTACAAGCATGGCGTAACAAGTCAGATGTGACAAGCGAAGCTATCGAAGCGGTCATGGGGCATTTCATCACGGAAATGGAACGTGACCGCAAGACAAAGCTCGAAAAGGTGTGGAGTGTTATTGGAAACAAGAAGCTAAAAGTCACATTCGAGCTTTCCGCCAATAAGGAGCAGTCGGATGAATAAGCGCAGAAGAAAGCATATCCACGAAATCGCAGACTCGCTTAGCCAGTTGAAGATGCAGATTGATGCACTATACGGTGAAGAATCTGCTGATTTTATAAAAATTCAGAAGTCTATGCGTAATATGGCTGCATACGAAATCTCAAAGAACGCAGTTGAAATGCTCGAATCTGCATCTTTGAGGGTAGAAAACGCAATCACATTTCTTGAAGATGCGGAGGGCTGAGAAAAAGGTGGAACTGATGGATAAGGAACAGCTTGCTATAGCACGGTTGCAGGACGATACAAGGCTTTCAGAGCATCGGTACGATTTGATGGAGGATAACAATGTTTGAATTTGTAACTCGCTGGCTGGTCTGCCTAGTCCTGCTGGCGGTAGTGGTTCAGTCCGAACGGACAATCAAAAACATGGCAGACAACCTGTTTGAAGAGCAACAGGCAATGCTCGTCTGGCTGTTCGTCAACGTGTGTCTGGCCGTTTGCACGGCGGTTGTTATGAAGTGGAGGTAAAGTAATATGAACAGATATGACATTGAAAAGAGTATGGAAAGAAGTCGCAGAATGTTTGCGATTCTGCGAGGCGTTGTGATTGCTTTTATTGCAATCGTGGCAGTTTCGTCTATCGTACTTTCCATCTTTATGTATAAGGGCTTGTTTTCCGCAGATATTCCCGAATGGATGAAGTGGGCGTTTGTATTTCTTGGGAGGTAAGTATGGACAACGAACTTTACTGCCCGATGAAGTTGACAAGCAACCCGCTTGGTCGGTGCGTATGCGAAAAAGAAAAGTGCGCTTGGTGGCGGCAGTTGGACAACTGCTGTTCCGTCTGGTGGATTGCATGGAAGCTGGACAACATCGAAACGAAGATGAAGAGGTGAGAGTGTGAAACTGGTTGATGTTGACCCAATCATTGCGGCGTGGAAAACTGTTGGCGTTGACAAAAAGAATGAAGCGAAGCCGTTTTTGGATAGCAAAAACTTAATCGTATACATACAAGGACAAATCAGAAGTAGCATTGGAGATGTGTTTTTAGATTTAGCCAACGTATTGGAAAAATCTGAGCCCGCCAATATATGGTTTGATGCCAAGAAAGTTTTACCCGAAAAAGACAAAGAAGTTCTCGTAAAAAGAGAAAAGTTCGGCATTGAAATTGCATTTTTATCTTATGACGGACTATGGCAAGAGCACGACGAGTACATTGTACTTGGAGATGTAACTCATTGGGCGTATCTTCCTGAACCGCCAAAGGAGGTCTGATACATGGCAACACCCCCGAAGCGTGGTCGTGGCAGACCGCCGCTGACCGAAGCCGAAAAAAAAAAGCGTGAGAAGCGGGCGCAAAAGGCGAAAGAAGAAGCCGCTGCGAAGCGTGAGAAAGAGCGTGAAAAGAAAAAACAACAGATGCTTAACAAGCGGAAATCTATCCGCTCACAGGTGAGTAAAAAGGTGAAAGAACAGCAAGAGTTGGCTATCGAGAAATCGAAGATGATGAATACAGGTGATTTGCAGTCGAGAATCGGTGGCGAAGAGGACAAGAAAGTTATCGGCATGATTGCAGCCAAGTATTTTGGTGACCTTCCGAGCGTGGACATGAACAACCCCATTGAAGTGCAGCAACGCCTTGACTTCTTCTTTGACGCTTGCATCGAAGCCAGAATCTCCCCTGTTGTGGAATGGATTGCACTGGTGCTGGGCATCGAATGGCCTAGCCTGAGACAGATTATGACAGGCAAACGCCGTGACGACAGCTTGCAACAGAAGTACATCCTGAAGCTGATTCTGCAAATGCAGTCCATGTGGGCATACAACGGTATGTATGGTCAGGAGAACCCGGCAGAGTGGATTTTCCGAGCCAAGAACTACTTTGGTATGCGTGACAACGTGGAAGTCACCGTTGCGCCGCCTGAACAGCCGTTGGGCGATGCCCAGAGCGCAGAACAGCTCGCCCAGAAGTATCAGACGGCTTTACCGAAGGGGATTGATGTAGAGTACAGAGAGGTAGCAGAAGAGGTGGTCGAGGATGACTAACGGCGATTTTATCCGTTCCATGACGGACGAGGATATTACAGAAAACTTTACGCGGGGCATCTGCGAGCTTATCAAGCATCGTGACCCAGAGCGTTGCCAGAGCCGTGAGCATTGCTTTCATTGCGTCAAGGACTGGCTGAAAGAGGAAAACAAAATCATGGTGAGGGCTGACCAATGGGAAAACTGATTGACTTTTCCGACCCTTGCTTACGCACGTTTCTGCCTGTCCTCTTGCGAGACCACACGACAGGTAAGAACATCATCTGGGCGACAGACCCGCCGCCTGAACTTGGCGTGGGATTTGCAGATGAAATCACGTTGGAACAACTGGACAGAGTTCAGCTTGTTCCTCGTGTGCAGAAACGGCTTGCAGACCAAAAGAAGCGCACCAGCAAGAAAGCAGAGGTGTTTACGCCGACTTGGGTCTGCGAGAAAATGGCAGACATTGCGGAAAACGACCTGAAGGGCGAGGATTGGAAGGAATACATAAATAAGACCTGTCTTGAAGTAACCTGTGGCGAAGCACCGTTCCTGACAAGCCGATATGATACCACAACAGGGCAGATGATTGCCGTGCCGGACAGAATCGGTCTGCTGGATAGGAAGCTAAATGTTCTGGCAAAGCAGTTCCATGACTACGATATGTGGATGTGCTGGGCAATTAGCGCTTACGCATCGACATACGGATATGAGTGGCAAGGAGACAATCTCTTGCTGGCAAGGTGCAACCTGTTCTTAACACTGGTAGAAAATTTTAGGTATCGGTTTGATGCAAAACGGCTTGAAATCGGCTGTATGCCTATGTTTCTTGATTGCATCGCAGACATCATCTCATGGAATGTTTGGCAGATGGATGGGCTGAAAAAGACCGTACCCGGCACGGACATTCCGTGCAAAATCAAAGACTGGAAAGCAGACAAAGAAGTCCTGTTTAAGGACGTAGGGGAGGATGAATAATGCAAACTGACAGAGGAATCTACCATAAGCGAGTATGCGACCGCTGCGGAGCGGTTCTGAGCGGCAGGATGATGAATTCTGACGAATACTTCAAAGAATGGGGATGGCGCAGGGACACAGGCGACCTTTGCCCGGAGTGCTATGAGGAGTACAAGCGAGTGATCGGGCGGTTCAATGCCAACAGAAGGAGAAAGAGAGGGCAAAGGAAATGAGATTTTGCGGGATATACAGATGCAAGCAATGCGGTTCTGTATTTTCGACTAATGAATTAAGGGATTTACCGTATGAAACGGTTTGTGGGTTGCTCTCAAGCACAAGTGAAGTCAATGCAGTAAAATTCGCAAGAGAAACAAGAGAAATAATTATACATAGATGCGACCCCGTTACTGTTGGCGTTTGCGAACAAATAGGATGGAGGAAGTACGAATGAACTTCTACTGCACAACCGAACATTGCTCTTGCATGGGCATCAAACAGTTCTCCGCTGGCAAGGCCATCCGATGCACGGCAGAATCCTGTAAGAACAAATCCGAGCCGTCCTGTGGCTCTTGCAAATGGTACGCAGAGCCGGAGGGCGTGTGCGTGAACGACCAGTCAGAACACGTTGCAGACTTCGTGTGGGATGAACGTGGATGCAAGGAATGGGAGAAAAGAGAAAATGAGCTATGATATTTCACTGTGCGACCCTGTAACGCACAAACCGCTCAAAGCAGATAGTACGCATTTTATCGCTGGTGGTATGCGCGCTATGGGCGGAACAAAAGAACTGTGGCTCAACGTCACCTATAATTATAGTCACTTCTATTATCAACCGGAAGTGTTTGGTGAGAACGGCATCCGCTCCATCTATGGAAAAACAGGCGCAGAGAGCATCCCGATGCTGGAAAAGGCTATTGCTGCTTTGGGTGATGATGTAGACGATAGTGACTACTGGCACGCCACAGAAGGCAATGCAAAGCGTGCGCTGTACGGACTGCTGGCGTTTGCAAAGATGCGACCTGACGGCGTGTGGGATGGAGATTGAAGGGAGAAGAATGGATGTTTGATACAGCATTAAATGCGGCGATAGTCATTATTTGTGGTATAGCTGTAATTCTTTTAATCGTTCACGATGTACCCGCAAAGCAAACGTCTATTTGTGACCGATGTAAGAACCTGTATTATAAGCGTTCCCCGAGAGAAAAAGAATATTACAGATATGTTTGCAAAGTGCCGTTCAAAAAGCCTTTCAACATTCCTCCCGAATATTGCGCAAATTTTGAAGAAAGGGATAATAATGGCTAACACACTTTGGCATCCAGCAAGCGAACCGCCACGAGAGCGGACGCAGCCTTTGTTGCTTGCGACTAAGACAACGTGGCGTGATAAAGATGGAAAAATGTTGCAAGGATTCTCGCCGACAGCGTACTTTCTTGGCTGTTATGCAGACGGCCAGTTCTGGGATGAGATAGGCGAGAGACTGCCGAAAGATGTGACGGTGACGCATTGGATGGCGTTTCCGATGGTATGAGGTGATGTTATGAATGAATGGATTAGCGTAAAAAATAAACTTCCCAATGCTGAATACGGCGAATCTAAAGATGTGCTGACAATAAATTCTATGGGTGTTATGCGAGTAATGAACTTTGACGGCGGATGCTGGTGCTATCCGACTATGGAGCCTTACGCCAGTGCATTCAAAATTACGCACTGGATGCCACTTCCTGAACCGCCTACGGAGGACTAAATATGGATGGATTTGAAGCGTTAACAGAAGCAATGAACCAATGTGCTGCATCGGCTGAACATTTTGCAAATGCGATCAGGCAGTCCGAAACGCAGTGCGGCTACATCAAGCAGAAGCGCAATCGGCCTGTATACCGTAAAGGCGCAAAGCTACATGAAGGCTGCAAACAAATTATGAGAACGAGAGAGGGATTTAGAAAATGACGGAACTTAAGAGATGTCCGTTCTGTGGTGGAGAAGTTACTATTGCAGAGGGTGGCTATCGCCAAACACGATGGATGTATGTTACGAGAGGAAACAAAGAAAATAGGTGCAACTGCTATGTTTTCATGGAAAGTAAAACTTACTACTTTGATTCTTCTGAAAAAGACAAGGAAAAAATCAAAGCCGGCCTTATAGAAGCATGGAACAAACGCTACAAAGAGGATTGAATATGGAGCAGGAACACAAGCCGAGAACATCAATGATTCTTCTGTTGGAACACGTTCATGCGATGGATGAGTTGACAGACGAGGAATTTGGAGCATTCGTCCGTAGCTATGCACAGTATGTTGAGACTGGGCTTGAGCCAGCATACGACAACGACCGTGCTATGCGGATGCTCTGGAAAGTCGTTAAGGCGTTCGATGGTATGAATGCACAGAAAAGACAGGAGCGAATTGAGAAAAACAGACGGAGTGCAAATAAGCGTTGGAACGATGAAAAATGCAAATGCATACAAACGCATGCAAATGATGCAAACGCATACGCTGGTATGCAAAATATGCAAATGGATGCCTTATCTGTATCTGATTCTGTATCTGATAAAAAAGAAAAATGTGAAAAGAAAAATACCAACGAAGTCAAACGCTTCAAAGCTCCAACTATCGAGCAAGCCAAAGAATACTTTGCGGACAAGGGTTACATGGAATCAGAAGCAGAGCGGTTTGTTGACCACTTCACGGCAAATGGCTGGAAGGTCGGTAAATCGCCTATGAAGGACTGGAAAGCTGGTGCACGGAACTGGATGCGTAACGTAAAGGACTGGAACGGTGGCTATCAGCAGACAATGGCTGAATTGCCTGACGAGGGAGACTTTCTGCGGTGAATATTGAAAATCAGACCCAATACATCCTGCTGGGGGCAGTCCTCACGTTCTCTGAATATGCCGATGTGCTGCAAGACCTTAAAATCGACGATTTCTGCCCTGAACTGCGTGATACATTCGCTGCCATTCGTGGCTATTGGGAACACAACGACAAGTGGAACCCGGTAGAAGTCATGGGGCGATACGATAACTGCAAAAAAGCAATGGGTGAATGTCTGGATGCCTTCGGTGCAGAGTTCATCCGCAACATCACCCATGACATGATGCTTGGATGGGCTAGAATCGTCAAGGAACAAGCAGCATTGTCCAGAGCCAGAGAGCTTGCGTTCAAAATCGTTGATGGCTCGACCAGATACGAAGACCTGACAGGCATCTATGAGCAGCTAGGCGAAGCTATCAACCTGCACAACGAGAGAAGCGATTTCATCCCGATGTGTGACGGCATAGACAATTACATCCGCAAGTTGGATGATAAGCCGGAGTATATCAGCACAGGGTTTAAAGTGCTGGATAACAACTTGCATCTTGTACCGGGCAACTTCATTGTGATCGGCGGCAGACCGTCTGCTGGCAAAACTGCTCTGTCCCTGCAACTTGCCTGTGAAATAGCCAAGAACGGACGCAAGGTGGCGTATTTCAGCCTAGAGACTGACCCGGATACCCTCTATGCTCGTATCATCGCAAACCAGCTGGGCGTACCGCTGCACACGGTCAAAAACAAGACCGTCAGCATTAACGAGCTTGACCGGCTGGCAGCTATCAAAAAATATCCGCTGTTTGTCCGCTCTGCCGCCGGTAAGGGTGTTGGGTGGATTAGAACGCAGTCCATCAGGATGCAAGCCAAAGTAGTGTTCATCGACTATTTGCAGCTTATCCATCAAGCCGGAGCGAAAGACCGATACAGTGCCGTCACGGAGATCAGCATGGCACTGCATGAGTTTGCACAGTCCACAGGAACGCTGGTGGTGGCACTTGCACAGCTCAATCGAGAGACCGCAAGAGCGGGTATCCCACCGACCGCCGCAGACCTGCGAGAATCCGGGCAAATCGAGCAGGACGCAGATGCAATCATCCTGCTGGCACAGAAAGTAAAAACGCAAAAGAGACCAGAAGAGCATTATCACTTTGCGCTTGAGAAGAACAAAGAGGGCAACGTGGGGTCACTAGACATCACGTTCCAGATGGAAACACAGCAGTTCAAAGAATGCGTGTGGATGTAACGAGAGGAGAACAAGCATGAAATACCGAAAGAAGCCAGTTGTTATCGAAGCATTCAAGCTCAATGCACGAGGACTTGTTGGAGCAGATTGGTTCTGGGATGCAGTAAGTAGCAATGATATTATCACGCATGACTTCGGAAAGTTTTACGATGGACCTGCGTGGTGCGAGATTAAAACGCTTGAAGGGACTATGATTGCGAGGACTGGCGATTATATCATTCGTGGCGTAAATGGCGAAATCTACCCGTGTAAACCTGACATTTTCGAGAAAACATACGAAGCGATTGAGTGATAGTAGCCTAGCATCTCTTCTGTGCTCGTATCGTCACAGTAGAATAGGAAAGAAAAACAGATAACAGGGTCTGGGCGATAAAGTTACCGCCTGAACCCCATAAATATTTTTCATCAATCAACAAACGGAGGGAAACGATTATGAACATCACTCGACTGGAACAAGAGACCATCGTCAACTTCAACGCAGCGGAAGATACTGCATCGGTTTATACCGCTGACCCGGTGTATATGCGCAAGCTTAACAAGCTGTGCGAACGTGAGCCTGCATCGTACAAGCTGGTCAAACAGGACAAGGACGGTAAGTGGTATGAGATGCCCAAGCGACTGGTTCGGTTTGCAACCACAAGAATTATGACGGACGAACAGAAAGAAGCGGCTGCGGAGCGTATGCGCAAGATGCAAGCAGATAGCAGAATTCAAATCTCCGCTATAATCACCAATTAACAAACGGAATGAAAAGCATGGAATGGTATCAGGTGGTAAAACTACCCTCTGCGACTATTCCATGCTTTTTTCGTCTGTTATTTATCGAGAGAAAACGGCAAGGTCTGATTTTGAGCAGAAACCGTCTTGATCGACGGGAGAATTAGACGAAAGCAGAGTGCATGAGACGAAATGGATGCGATTATTGAATACCAAACGATACGAATCGTACCAGTTGATACGAATGGTATGCGTTGGTATCATAGTATACCAATCTTCCCCCCTTTCTTCCCCCTCTTTCCCCTACAACCCCTATTACCCCCTATAATCCCCCTAACTCCCCCCTCAAACAAATAAATTGTTTGAGGCCCCCACGCCAAAATGGTGCGACAACTACGACAACTGAAAATGACAACCAAATGCTTTCGCAAAGGTTCTTTCCCCCTACAACCCTCTATCTCCAAAGCTACACCGTTAGCCAGCAGAGCAGACCGTAACCAGCATCTGCCATCAGGTTCTTATTGGCTGAATATAGGCAGACCGTCCAGCTAACCTCTACGTTACGTCACCCTCTATCGTCCGGCGCACCGCGCCGACCGGGTGACCTTTAACGGTAACAGCATCTAACCTGCATAGGGTAATAGCATCTAATCAATCAACTGCTACGACTATTTCATATGGAGAATTGATTTCATTTTGCAGTCGGTTGAATATGCACAAATGTTGCATTAACTATTCCTAGCAGAATGCTATGAATTGAATATAATATCATAGTGCATTACTGGGAATTAAATTGAGCGGGAACAGACCGAATTGGATGGTACGAGTTATTATACGAAATAATCCTCGATTATCGGGAGTAACTATATCTGTATACTATAATAAGTACGGCTATTATACGAAATAGATATAACTAGCGGAGGAATATATTATGCGAAATTGGAACGAGAGGTGATTTTGGGGGGGTGGTCGGATGACTTAGCGACTATCGCACCTCTCTTTCTCTAAAAGGAGAACGACTATTTCACACAAAAAATACACAACTATTTTACGAATGTTCGTTAGAAAATGCTACGACTATTACTCTACAACTATCAGCGGACTGTTCGTTACTATACTATACATAGGACTTTCAAAAGCTGGTCATCTGACGACTTTACGACTATTCTACGACTATTTTATTGGAGAAACCACGACTATTGGCTGCGACTATTCCAGCCGGAACGCTGCGACTATTGCTGACCTCTATTAGATATCGGGCGAAAGCCCGAAAAGAGATACGGCGGTAGCCGCCAGTGGTTCCGCGCCGCCCGCCGCGCCCTGGCTGCTGGTTTGCCCCGCCTGGTGGAGGGTGCCGGGCTGACCCGGTGCGCCCTAACTGCTGACCGGTTCCAGATTGCAAGCCGCCGGGCTGACCCTGTACAGGCGGAGGAGCTGACCCCGCCGGGCTGGCATGGTCTGCGCTATGCTGCACCGCCGGGCATGAATCTATAACAGGGCGCACCCCTGCATCCTTATATATACCTTATTATAATAGGGCGGCTGTGCTGACCTGTACAGCGTCCGGCGTGGCGGCGGTATCTGGTATCAGTGGAGGTGCAGTGCTTGACGGTATGCCCTCCGGCGTGGTGCAGGCGGTATATAAGCGGCTTGTGTGGCTGCCGTATTGTGTGCGCTGGGATTGGTCAAATCAACGGAAAAGCCGCTGTAAAGCCCTGTGTACTGTTTTGTGGTGTGGGTGGTATAACTGCATTAACGGAACAAAACGCACTGCAAACGCTTGTATGCGGCTGTATTGCAACAGGACAAAATAAAAGCCCTGCACCGTGTCAGTGCAAGGCAAAAGAAAAACCCCGCCAGCGTGGGCGGGGTTGAGAATTTTATTAGTGCCATTCAATCAAGCGTTTTGTGCGTTTCAATCCTGCTAACGTATAATCCCCGCTGACATTATCCCATACACGGGAGCGGGTGTTATAGGCATACGGATAGAGCGTTGTTTGATTTGCGCTATCCCAATTTACGGCGTGATGTACTTTTCCTGTTTCATCGTCCACATAAATGCTGAGGCCGTTAACTTCGTGCTCTGTATAGGTTTTCATAATGACACTCTCTTTCCGGGCTTTTCGCCCTTTTTTACAGTATATCATATCGCAAGCCCTAAAAACAGGACTTGCAAAATATTTTTGCCCTTTTGGGCTGGGGCGGGGTTGCTTTACGGTGCAGCCCCGTTAAAGTATCCGGGCGGCTCATTTGCTGGCCTTAAAGAGTGCAGAGAAAAACCAGAAGAAAAACAGGATGCAAGATAGTATCACAGTTTGCACCCCCTTATACCACGCTGAAACGCTTGTAGGTGGTCTTGCTGCTGCATTCAGCATATACATCCGGGTGCAGCGTCTTCAAAAGCTTGCTATCCAACCGGACGCTCTGCACATCCTTGTAAATGGCTTTTGCGGTGCCCTGCGCCATTTCCGGCGCGCCCTGCATCATACAGATAATATCTGCTTTAATGCTTTCGTTCATTGCTTCCAGCTCTTCCAAAAGCCGCTTATTTTCGCGGTACTCGTTCACTTTTTCCTCGAATAACGTCATTTTTTAGCCCTCCATATAAAGATGCAGCGCGGAAGTTAACTTTTTGTATCGCTCAAAATCGGCTTGCGTTCCGCGTCCAAAGTTAAAAGCGCCTGTAATGCGTTCTTCGTCCCATATACTATAAGCACCGGCGTTAATAGCGGCTTTTACGCTGCCGCGATACTCTGCCGCAAGCTCCGGCTTGTAAATATCGATTGTCATTATTTGCCCACCCCCCCCCTTAGCTATTAAGGAATGCCAGCATAACCAGCGCACCGCTGACCATGCCGCCCACATACCAGAGGGCGGCCCACTGGGCAAAGTCAAGAGTAATCATTTTTAGACCTCCTTATAATACAGGCCGTTGGTGCGGCAGATTTTGCGAATACGGTTGCAAGCCTGATACAGTGCGCGGGCTTGCACGTCTAACCACGTTTCCCGGCTGTTGGGGTTGTTCATGCCGCCGTCGGTGCGCTTGAGTTCGGACGGGGTGCAGACGCGGGCGGCAATATCAGCGTTATAGCAGAGAGAGCAACCGCCGTTGCTGTACTGCTCCCAGCAGCTTGCACCGTTGAGCGCCCACCGCTCAAGCTCTGCGCCGTCAAGGGGCAAGCGCTCCATGTTGTCCGCGCCCTCCTGCACATCGTCCAGCAAGTCAAGAGCGTACAGCGTGACGGCCTTATCCCACGCGCTGCGGTCGTGGCGGGCGTTGAGTTCGGCGCGGATGGTATCTGCGAGTGCGGTATAATCGATGGTCTTTTTCATGGTTTTTGTCCTCCTGTTTTGGTGTTTCGTGATGTGGTTTATCAGATATGTCTTATCTTGATTCTATTATATCAGATATATCTTATATGTCAATACCTTTTGAGTAAAAATATAAGATTTTTCTGATTTATTTTTCTGGCACAAAATGGCAAAATTGTGCTGTTCATATCTGCACAGTTTCGGACACACTCCAACGCCTGGGCGTCGATCTGCCCTGGTATTTGTTCGCCCTGGTTTTTTGGCACGGCCTGCCCTGCCGCCTGCCGTGTGCCGTCGTTCCGGGTGCGCTGGATGGAGCAGGGGTGCACCGGCGGGGTATACAGCCGCCGCCCAGCCCGCCCGGTCAGTCCCGTCACCACCGAAAAAATAAAAAAGGCTCAAAAAACACCACCCCCTACCTTAAAGTTCCAAAAAATTCCGCCGCAAAAACAAAAAGACCCCTACAAAGGGGCTGCGTTCTGTGCTATACTTTCCTTACAAGCCTTGAAAGGGAGGAATCTACAATGGCTAAAAGTAAAATGACAACGTGCAAGCACTGTGGCGCAGAGATTGCCGCAAGTGCAAAGGTCTGCCCTCAGTGTGGCGGTAAGAACAAGCCGCCCATCTACAAGCGCTGGTGGTTTATCGCTATCATTGTTTTGATTGTCTTGTCTGCTATTGGCGGCTCTAGCGATAGCGGTAAGAAGGGCTTTGAAGAGGGCTACAAAGACGCTACGTCTAGCAAGGCAAGTGCATCGACCGCTTCTTCCGTTGCATCTGTTGCGCCTGAAATCAGCGAGGATGATTACAAGGCTGAGTGCCAGATTGTGGACTATAAGGAGCTGTGCCGCTATCCTGAAAAGTATGAAGGTACTAAGATTGCAGTCAAGGTAAAGGTCTCGCAGATTATTGACGCAAACTTCTCCGGCAGCGAAAAAGCATGGAGAACTTACACGGACAACAGCGGATATGGCTTTTATGCCGATGACGAGTATTATATGCTGGATAAGCGTGGTGGCGATTCCGTGAAGATTCTGGAAGATGACATTATCAACGTCTATGGTGAGTTTACCGGGCTTGAGAAAATCACCAGAGCATTGACCAGCACCACTGATGAACTCCCTCGCATCGAAGTCAAGTACGTAGACCTTGTGGATGAATAAGGAGAACATAATGGAAAACAAAACGCCTAAGAGCGATTTGATTCCTTGCGAACATTGCGGCCACATGATTTCTAAAACGGCTAAGACCTGTCCTGAATGTGGCGGAAAAAACAGAAAATATATAAGTGCTGGCAAAGTTGTGCTTATAGTTGTCATGCTTATTATCTTTGCTTACCTTGAATTTATGCTTTCCGCTTCGTTCGCAGCGGGTTAATCTAAACGAAAAAAGCCAGCGGCTAGATGTTCTCTAATCACTGGCTTTTCTTATTGGTTGTTATACGCTTCTACGGATGCTTGCATAAAGCAGACGGAACGTCTCACGGCCTTTCGGCGTTACTCTGGTCTGTACGCCACCGTGCTTGTTCTTCTGGTTGCAGTATTCCTTGACGGCAAAGAGACCGTCACCCTTGCCCGCTTTTGGCAGGATGCCCTTGCTCTTGTCACGGTAGATATAACCGTCAGAAATGAGCATCTTGATGAACAGTCGTTCAGGAATACGCAGTTCCTTTGCGGTCGAGCGGAAGTTGGTAGATACGTTCCACGCCACGAGGTCGTCAAAGTAGTCTGCCTTGGGCTGCATCTCCTCGTTCTTCTCACAGAGCTGCTTGTTCTGCATCTGCAACGCTGCGCTCTTTTCCTTTTCGGCCTTCATGTTCTGAATCAGCCCGATCACGAAGTCCGGGTTGGCAATAGCCGTCTCCAACAGGTTGTCGGTCATGTACATCCCATGCTTGCGGATGGACGGCAAGACCTCGTGAGTGACCCAGTGCTTGAACCGCTGTGCGCTTTCCAGCTTGCTGCTGAAAATCAGACTGTACAAACCTGATTCGTTGATGATGGTTGTCTTGCTCTTGTAATTAGAACCATCACCCTGAATCAGGGTAGTGGTTTTATCTTGCTCATCAACGTGTGCTGACAGTGCGTTTTCAGGCTTTGCGTAGCCAAGTGCTACCGCAATGTCCTTGCCAACAAACCAAGGGTCATCGTCAATGAGCATGACACGGATTTCGCCAAACTCGGCGTTGTTGAAGATTTTGATGTTTTCAGACAAAGAAAGTTGCATTAAAAAGCTCCTTTTCACTTGTGAGAGAAGCAATTTTCTGCTATAATAACGGCGAGAGAATGCTTCTCTCAGGGTTTACATGATACGTTCGCTAAAGTTTGCCGACAGCAGCGGACGTATCATTTTTCGTTTTCATCGGTGGAATCCATCGGATGCAGCGTAAAGAATGCTTCACGGAACGCAGCAGAAATGGAAACCCGGTTCTTGATGCAGTATTCCTGCAAGCTGGCAAACTGCCGTTCCGTCACGCTGATGGTAACGGTGTGACCGTAACGCTCTGCATAAGGACTACTCATACACATTCACCCCCTTTCGTTTTGCTGTGCAATAAGTGTAACCGCAAAATATTAGGATGTCAAGAAAATACACCCCATATATTGTGTTCACTAGTGCGGGCATCAGATTTTTCCGTTCTGATTGGCTGCTCCGGCTTCGTACCCTGCCCGGTAGTTCAGTTCGGACAGCTTACCCAGCGCTTCTGCGTACTCCCTGTCCTCGCTGGTCGGCTCTTTGCCGTGGGCGAGGGTTTTCAGAAATTCTTCGGTTGTCGTGGGAAATTTCATGTTTTTTGCTCCTAACTCTTGCGGAGAGCAGCCCTTTTTGGTATAATAGATTCCGAAAAGGGAGACTGCCCCCTTGGTGGTTGCAGGTTCTCGTTTCGTGATGTGGATAAGCTATCAGTGGCTTCGTGGTGGTTGCGGCTGGTAGCTTATTTTTTTATGCCTTGATAATCTCAACGTAGGATGCCACCCACTCGATACCCATGCGAATAACATCGACCTTTGAGATGCCCAATGCCTTTGCGCTGCTCTCCATGCTCGCGATCTGGCTCTCTGTGAGCCGGGTGCTTATCATGTGCAGCTTATCACGTTCCGAGGTTTCTGCTCGTCTTGCCAAGCCTATCACCTCGCTTTCGCTGGAACAAGTATAAAGCGTGAAAATATGCTTGTCAATACCCAAAGTTTTATGGAAATGAAGTTCGGCAGAATTACTCCTTATTATAGAAAATTTTCTACCTGATTGTGATTAACTAAGTAAACACCCTTATACTACTCTAGTATGTATAAATACATACTAGAGTATATTTATATATAATATAAAGTGCACTAGATGGAAAAACTTGGAAATATCAGAAATGTCTTGATTTTATAGGGTTCATCTGATATAATGGCATCAAGAAAGAGAGGGCGCAAAAATGAAAGCAGGAGAAGCAGTAAAAGAAGTTATGAGAAAAGAGGACATAAAGCAAGCGGAGCTTTGTAGTAGGCTTAAAATTAAACAGCCAACTTTAAGCGAACGTCTTTCTCAAAAAAATATTAGCGTTAATAAGCTAAACGAAATGCTGAATATGATGGGCTATAAAATTGTAGTTGTCCCTCGTGATGCACAGTTCAAAAATTGCGAAGGCATAGACATAGAGTAAAGGACGGTGATTCTGAATGATTTACGGTTACGCTCGTGTCAGTTCCGCTGGACAGGCGATTGACGGCAATAGCCTTGAAGCCCAGTCTGAACTTTTGAAAGCCAACGGCGCACAGAAAATCTTTTCGGATGTTTACACCGGAACGAAGCTGCATCGACCTGAACTTGACAAGCTGATGGCTGAAATTCAGCCGGGAGACACGCTGATCGTGGCGAAGCTTGACCGTATTGCTCGTTCCGCTAAGAATGGTCTTGAACTGATAGACCAGTTTATTGATAAGGGCGTTTCGGTGAACATCTTGAACATGGGGGTTATGAACAATTCTCCCACCGGCAAGGTTATTCGCACGGTGATGCTTGCATTCGCTGAGTTTGAGCGTGACATGATTGTTGAGCGCACCAGAGAAGGCAAGAAGATTGCTAGTCAGCGCCCTGATTACAGGGAAGGCCGCAAGCCCACCGAGTACGACCGCAACCTCTTTGACGTTCTACATGAACAGGTGGAAAAACGTCTTCTGACCGTCACCGACGCTGCAAAACAGCTTGGCGTGACCCGCCAGACATGGTATCGGATTGCTGAACAGAGAAAGGCTGGATAATATGCAGGGAGAAGAACTGATTGTTAAGAACGGAAGCATCACGCTACGGTCTATGCTTGACTTTGGTGGTTTCCTCGAAATCAAGCGGTTCTTGGAAGCTTGCCATTCGGAAAACTGCACCGTGACTTTTGCAAACGAGGAAATTGTCATTTTCCCGAATGAATACGATGCTGCTAAAGATGCTCTCGTCTTTATTTATGGTACATTGGCAGAAAGACACAGTATTATCGAAAAGTATCTCCGCTATAAGCTGATGCTAGGAGACGAACAACCAAAACCTACTTTACATAGTCGGAGAAAGGAATAAAGCATGAAATCCGTAAAATTGTCAGAACAGAGTTTGAAACTCATTGAAGCGCTGTGCGATTACACCAACAAGCCTGATATTCTTAATGCCGTCGCAGACGCCTTGTACTACGATGCGGACGAGCTGAAACGCAGGCTCAACCAGCTTGCAGAAGAAGTCAAATAAACTGAGCAACCCATTTATTAAGATGGATTTTAGTAAATAATTTTCTGAAACAAAATTATAAAACCGAATATTTGATTTTTGTGCAGTTGTAGGCACTCTTTACATTTTCAGGTAGGGGGTGCCTATTTTTTTATGCAGCCAAAACAGTGCATTGCCATCATCGACAGCATCAAAGCGTATGCAAAGCAGAACCCGACAGAAGCACAGGTCTACGAGGACTGGTTTCAGGCGGTCGTGAACCTGAGAGACGCGCTGCCGCAAGACAAGCGGTTCGATGCCTACAAATACTCTGGTGAACTGCGCTCTGTCTGTGCAGCCATGATGGGCAAGATGAAAACAGGCGAGGACGTGGCAAAGGTCTATGATATTATCAGCCGGACATACCTGTTTGAAGCAAAGGATGTGTTTGACAGCTATTGCATCTACCTTGAATGGAATCGTGCGCCGGAGAAAAAGTTCTATCAGCCGAGAAGAAAAGTGTTAAGAACCGTTGCGAACGCTTTGCAAGACCTTGCGGATGACAGACTGGACTTGCTGGCAATCTCAATGCCCCCCGGCTGTGGTAAGACGGCTCTAGCTATTTTCTATTTGACATGGCTTGCTGGAAGAAATCCAGACGAACCTATGCTCACAGGCTCTCACTCGAACAGCTTTGTGCGTGGCGTTTATGACGAGTGCTTGCGCATATTCGACAAAGACGGAGAATACCTGTGGAATGATGTTTTCCCGGACGTTTCCGTGTCGAACACCAATGCGAAGGACTGCCGTATCGACTTGGGCAAGAGAAAACGTTTTGAAACTCTGGAATTTACGTCTATCGGAACTGGCAACGCTGGTCTGTACCGTGCATCTACGCTTCTTTACTGTGATGACCTTGTGTCTGGCATTGAGGTTGCACTTTCCAAACCCCGCCTTGACAAGCTGTGGGAAACGTACACTACCGACCTTAGACAGCGTAAAATCGGCAACAAGTGTAAGGAATTGCATATTGCTACACGCTGGTCTGTCCATGATGTTATTGGACGATTAGAGCAAAACTACGGCGATTCCGACAGGAACAGGTTTATTGTCATGCCAGCAATGAACGAAAAGGATGAATCAAACTTTGATTATGACTACGGCGTTGGATACAGCACCGAAACGCTCCGAAAGCAGCGTGAAGTCATGGATGAAATGAGCTGGAAAGCACTGTACATGAACCAGCCTGTTGAACGTGAAGGTCTGCTGTTCCCTGCCGATGAGCTGCGATATTTTAACGGTGTTCTGCCTGATGGAGAGCCTGATCGCAAGCTCATGGTCATGGATATTGCATGGGGCGGCGGGGACTTTACCGCTTGCCCTATCGCCTATGTGTATGGTGATGCCGTGTTCATTCCTGACCTTGTGTTTAATAATGGCGATAAGACCGTGACCAGACCGGAAGTCGTTGGCAAAATCATCCAGCATAAAATCAACGTGGTGCGCGGAGAAGCCAACAACGGCGGTGATGAATACTGTGACGTAGTGGACAGCCAGCTCCGGCAGCAGGGCTATCACTGCTCTGTCCGCAGCCAGCGTGCGCCCAGCAGTCAAAGCAAGCTGTCCAGAATCATCCAGTATGCGCCGGATATCAAGCGGTTTTACTTCCTTGACGAGAAGCACCAATCGAAAGAGTACAAGGCATTCATGGAACAGGTGACAATGTTTACGCAGCTTGGCAAAGTTCCGCACGATGATGCACCGGATAGTCTGGCACAGCTTGCCGATGAATTGTATAACGGAATCAGTAAAATTGAGCCTGTCAAGAGGCCTTTTTGATTAAAAACACAATATATTGTGTTCGCTGGGTCTATTTATTTGATTTCACCACTTGACAAGGTTTATAATGTACGCAGGAAGTTTTGCAGCTTCCCTTAAAGGAATAGCTTACACGCGGGGTTTTGTCATTTTTACTCGCGTGCGTGTCAACAAGCATATTCCTCCTTTCACCGGTGGAGGTTTTCTCACTCTTTCACCTTCACCGGACTTTATATGTTGCGTTTCCAATTGTTTGGGGAATGCCAGCCTGTCTCCCCCACGGCTGGCAAGCAACGGTTCGATTCCGTTACGCAGCACAACCAACTACCTAGCTTTGCATGGACTTATTCTCCAAAACCTCCACCGCTATTCCCGGCTCTCAATGTAATGTTTAGGCATGACATTGCAAAGAGCAGCGGTTAACCAATCAAGCCGGGTTTCTATGTTGCATTAGCTCAGTCAGGCTAGAGCATCCGGCTCATATCCGGGCATACATTGGTTCAAATCCATTATGCAGCACCAAAATTGCAGCCGACCTGTTTACGTCTGTCCGACAACTGAATGTAAAGGCTGCAATGGCTTTCTCCGGGCGGAGAATAGCACGACCGGAAGTGCGAACAGTTTCCCGGTGGCTTCTGACGGGTCTGTGCCAAACAGCCTGTTTCCAGAAATCCAACGAAAGGAGCGCTCATGCTAGTTAGAATCTGCTGTCCTTGTATCAGGCAAAACCCAATTTATAAAAACGTCCGCTGTAATCGCTATCTTGGCGAAGTAGACGGACGATACCATTTTAAGTGCGACAGATGCAAGGGCGTTATCGAAGGGGACACAAAGGAAGGATGGGTGAAAATCATCCATCCACCGGAAAAATGATGGAACGATGTTTGGCAAGAAGTTCAAAAAAGAAAAATTGAACGAATACCCATGTGATATTTACTTAAAAAATGCGCTACGCCTTATTCGTGCAAGAGATTTTGATTCTGCATATAGCGAAATCTGCTTTGCAATTATCAAGAGCGGCGGTTCATTAGAAGGCGATAACGCAAAATATTTTAAGAAGTTGCATAATTGAATAGCTTTTGAAGCGCAGTTTTGGCGCAGTGAGATAGACCTTAACAGGTTTGTCTTGCTGCGCTTTTTATTTTGCCGGAAAGGAGGAACACATGGCTGAGTATCAGATGGTCGTTGGCGGATTTTTGAATAATCCGCTGACCGGACGCAGACCGATTGAAACGCCGGATACGGAAATCAATCAGACGAACGTGCTGAAAGTGGTTATGGGCAAGGCAGAGCCTATTCATCTGCTGAACAAGAACGAGATCCGCTTTCTGCACAACTACTACTTGGGTAGCCAGCCTGTCCTCGAACGCACGAAGGAATACCACGCTGAAATCACGAACCGCATTGTAGAGAACCACGCCAATGAATGCGTGGGCTTCTACACAGGTTATATGAGTGGCACACCGTGCTCTTATGTGCGGTCTGAAACTGCAACAGGTGACGGTGAGGAAATCGCCCGGCTGTCCAACGCCTTGCAGTATGAGGGCAAGGACGCGCTTGATCGGCGGCTCTGGCAGTGGATGTTGGAGTGCGGACAGGCATACCGCATTGTTCTTCCTGACAAGGGGTACAACGGCAACTACCCGGACGAAACGCCCCTGCTGGTGGATGTTCCCGACCCGGACATGGCGTATGTGATTTGCAACTCCGGCATCGGCCACAAGCCAATCGCTAACGTTCTGCACATCCCACGCAATTATCAGAACGACTTGAACGACCTGATTTGCGTGTATACACCAAACCAGTACTTTGAAATCGACAACGGCAAGGTCACAAAATCGGAGAATCATTCTCTTGGAATGCTGCCGATGGTCGAATACAAGCTCAACCCGGAGCGCATGGGTTTGTTTGAACCGGCTATCCCTGTGCTGGATGCCATCAACGACCTTGAAAGCAACCGTTTGGACGGTGTGGCACAGTTCATCCAGTCCATCATGGTGTTTACAAACTGCCTTGTGGACAAGAATGCGCTTGACCAAGTGAAGGAACTTGGTGCAATGTGCCTGAAATCTACTTCTGGTCTGCCCGCCTCCGTTTCGCAGATTGCAAACGAGCTTGACCAGCAACAGAGCCAGACCTTGCTTGATTCCATGTTGAACGTGTACCGCAGCCTGACTGCCATGCCTAGTGCAACTGGCAGCGAGAACGCAACGTCCGACAACGTGGGCGCAGTTATCGTCCGCAACGGCTGGAATCACACCGAAGCAAGGGCACAGCAGTACGAGAATATGTTCAAGTTTTCGGAGCGCCAGAGCCTGTCTGTAATGTTAAAAATCTTGCGTGATACGGCTGGTTCTAAGCTGATGGCAAGTGACATCAACATCAAACTGCCACGCCGTCAGTACGATAACCAGCAGAGCAAGGTTCAGATTTTCGCACAGATGATTCAGCAGCCAATTGACCCGCAGCTGGCGTTTACAACGCCCGGTCTGTTCCCTGACCCGCAGGCTGCTTATGAAATGAGCAAGCCCTTCCTGATTGCCGCTGGCAAGCTGGGCGAGGACGGGAAAGCACCAAAGCCGCAGGAACAGCCTAAACAGGATGCTACCGACACAAATGCTGGGAACATGGTTGATAAACAGCCAAACAATGCGGATAGAGAAAAAGATAATGCGTGATTTTTGGAAACAGTTGTTTTGCAAACATGACTATACGCTTTCTCGTTGGCATTGGACGCACGGCATCAACGGAAACGAACCACGCGAAATGGAGTGTGAGTATATCTGCACGAAATGCGGGAAATTCAAATGGACACACCCTGACCGGAATTCGGCACGAGAAAAATCTATTTTGGATAGTGGCATTGAGCCGTACAAAAGAATTTACCCAAAAGAATAAAGAATCACCCCGAATTTTCGGGCTGATATATTCCGGCAGGGAAGTCGGGATACAAATTTCGCAGCGTTGCAGGGAAGCAACGGTAAAAAAACGCAGGAGGAAATTAACGATATGAAACTCAATGTGTTGCTTGGTGATGCCTACAAAGAGGGCATGACCGCCGATGAAATCATTTCTGCGCTTGAAAAGGTTGCAGACCCTAACGCAGAGGTGGAGAAGCTACGCAACGCCGTGACGAAAGCCAACGGCGAAGCTGCTGAGTACAAGAAGCAGCTCAAAGCAAAGCGTACTGATGACGAGAATGCTGCGCAGGAACAGGCTGACAGGCTGGCAGAGATGCAGAAGCAGATTGAAGCCCTGACTGCCGACAAAGAGAACCTTGTCAAGGAAAAGACCCTTGCATCTTACCGTGAGAAGTTCGTTGCACAGGGTTATGACGCTGAACTTGCCAACAAAGCTGCATCTGCACTGGCTGACGGTGACATGGACAAAGTGTTTAAGTTCCAGTCGGAGTTTATGACCGCCCATGATACCGCATACAAGGCTTCTCTGCTGAAGGATATGCCCACGCCCCCTGGTGCGGATGGCAATGGTAACAGCGCAGATAGCGCAGGCGTTGCCTTTGCTAAACGCTTCGCACAGGAGCGTGCAGACGCAAACAAGGCATCGAGTGACGCAATGACTGCTTTCCATTAAGGAGGAAAACATGAAGTACACCAATACTCCGGTATCGGCTCCTGAAAGCACTATTCTGGCTGCTGATGCCTACGTTGCCATTCCCTTTACCGTCAAGGAAACCAATGCCGTTCCGGCTGGTTACCCCATGGCAAAGACTGGTCTGAAAGCTGCTGCCACTACTGGCACAAGTGCTGCTGATGCGGCTACCGATGCCATTGGCATTCTGCTGCACACCGTTGACCCTGCTATCAACCCCAATGGCGCACTGCTGATTCAGGGCGTTATTGATGTGGACAAGGCAAAGCTGTCCGGCTTTACCTATTCTGCAAACGATATTGCCGCTCTGAAAAAGGCTGTTCCTGCCGTTTTCTGCCGTACTGATGTTGGCGCAAAGAGCGAGTAAGGAGGACTAAATTATGGCACTGAATCTGAATGAAATCTTCTCCCCCGCTGCGATTGCCACCTATTGGACGAATGACCCGACCAATGCGCAGCCCTATGCTTCTGATGCTCTGTTCCCTGCCCGTAAGAAGGTCAGCATGGAACTGAAGTGGCTGCGTGGTCACAAGGGCGTTGGCGTTTCGCTGAAGCCTAGCGCGTTTGACACTAAGGCTACGTTCCGTACCCGTCAGGGCATCAAGATGACCGAGACCAGTATGCCGTTCTTCCGTGAGGGTACTCACATTGACGAGGAAGACCGCCGAAAGATTATCTCTGTTTTGGCTACTAATCAGGAGTTTGCGGCAGATGTTATCAATCGTGTCTACGATGATACTGCACAGCTTATCACTGGCGCTCGTATCGTTCCTGAGCGCATGGTATGGCAGCTTCTGGCTCCCAAGGATGGCAAGCCCGGCATTTCTATCGAGTCTAACGGCGTGAGCTACGTCTATGATTATGACCCGGACGGCACTTGGAAACAGTCCAATTACAAGGTTCTGACTACCAAGGAGAAGTTTGATGCTCCTACTACTGCAACTCCCATCGCCACGATGACTACTGCCGCAAACACCGTGCTGGCAAACACTGGTGAGATTATCACCGATGCCTACATGAACACTGACACTTTCCACAAGATGATTGCTGCGGATGAAATCAAGAACCGGTTCCTGACGGTTATGAAGACTGCCACCGCTGTGCTGGTTGATTCCGAAGCACGTTCCGTTGTCGAAACTGCATCCGGTATTCGTATCCATCTGTACGACAAGATGTACAAGCCGGAAGAAACCGCTGCTGCCGAAAAGTATCTGCCTGATGGCTATGTCGTGCTGGCTCCTTCTGGCTCTCTGGGCAATATGTACTATGTTGCCACCCCTGAGGAAGCCGACCTGATGGCTGGCATCTCCAACGCACAGGTTTCCGTTGTGAACACTGGCGTTGCTGTTACCACCGAGCAGACCGTGAATCCTGTCAACACCAACATCTACGTCTCTGAAATCGTCCTGCCGTCCTTTGAGCGCATGGACGCTGTGTACTGCATCAAGGCTTACTAAGGCGAAAGGAGGAAAGCAGCATGGGAGACCAGTATTCTGAAGCGGCAGTCAAGCTGGGGCAATACATTGCTCCTGCACTTGACCGTGAAGTCATGGACGAGGACTACCCACTCTTCGACCTGCTGCTTGATTTTGCCAAAGACAAGATATTTGCACAGGGCTACCCCTTCGGCAACAGACCGGACGAGCTGCCTTTGCAGTATCAGTCGTTGCAGATACGCATTGCAGCGGAACTGTACAACCACATCGGCGCAAATGGACAGACGAGCTATACCAATAACGGTATCACTCGTGTGTGGGAATCGTCCGATGTGGCGCAGTCCCTGCTTAACGAAGTGGTTCCGAGAGTAGGTGTTATCGGCTAATGTTCAATGGAAGCCCGCTGGACAAGCGCCCGCTGTGGTATTCAAACCCGGTCGGCGAGAAAACGCCTGTTGTGGACGAATGGGGAAACGAAACCGGCGAGACATCGCAGACGTGGAGTGACCCTGCAAAGCTGATGTTGAACGTCAGCCCGCCTACTGGTTCTGCGGAAGCAAGCCCTTTTGGGGCGTTCACGGATTACAGCTATGTTGTCAGTTCGTCCAGCAAAAAGCATAACACTCCACTTTATGAGGGAACGCACGTCTGGTTTCGGACGGATGTTTCAAAGCCTTTCAATTACATTGTGGTCAAGGTCGCAGAGCATATCACGGATACGCTGTATGCGCTGAAGGAGGTGGCCGCAAGTGAAAATTAAAGTGAGGTTGAGCAATGCCGGACTTCGTGATGCGGAACGTCAGATACAGGAGTACAAGGCCACCTTGAATCAAAAAGCGCAGGAGCTTGCGCGGTCGTTGGCTCAAAAAGGCATTGACGTTGCAACAGTGAAGTTTGCTAATGCACAGTACGCTGGCGACAACGATGTTACGGTTGAACACGACCCTGTACAGACACCTAATGGCTTTGCGATTGTAGCTCGCGGAAAAGCGGTTGCCTTTATCGAGTTCGGTACTGGCGTATCCCATTCCGCTTATGGCGGCGAACTCCCCGCTGGCGTGGGCGAACACGGAACATACGGCAAAGGGAACGGACAGCACAAGCGTTGGTACTACTATGGCGAATCTGGAAATGCTGGAACGCCTGTTAAACAGGTCGATGGCAAAGGTCAGCTGAACTACACCAGCGGCAATGAACCGGCTATGGCAATGTGGGGGGCTGTTGAAGAAATGGCTTCTCAAGTAGAAGCAACGTGGAGGGAGGTTTGGAATAGTTGATTGATTATTTCAATTCTATCTTCACGGTTGTTGCTAAGGAACTGCGAAAGCAAGTACCCGGCATCTTCGTTACTGGTGAAATCAACGACAGCAACGTCAAGAAGTTTCCGTGTGTGCAGATAGAGGAAAACAGCAACCTCCCGGTTCATCGAGATTCTGCAAACCGAAGCAAGTATGCCGCAGTTTCCCTTCGTGTGCGTGTCTATTCCAACAAAACCAGCGGACGCATTGCAGAAGCCCGCTCTATTGTGAGCATCGTGGATTCTGTATTGGAACCGCTCAATTTCTATCGAAAATCGTTTGCCCCGCTGAATGGGCTGTACAACAATTCCGTCTATCGGATTGATTGCAGTTATGGGGCAACAATCGGAGAGGACGGAATGATTTACCGAAAATAAGGAGGTAAACATTCTATGAGTACTGCTATCTCCGGTCTGAATACCACCCTGTATTGTGGCGCTACCGAGTCTGCATTGACGAAGTTGTGTGACATCAAGGATGTCCCGGATATGATTTCCGATCCAAACCTTCTGGATGCCACCACCCTGTCTGATCCGATGCAGAAGCAGATTTTTGGTATTAACCAGTCCGATATTAAGGCGTTTACCGCAAACTACAACAAGGAAGATTACGAATCGGTGCAGAAAGCTGGCTACGATGAATCTGCCGAAGAGAACCCCGATAAATACTATGCAATTAAGCTGCAGGACGGCTCCGGTTTCACTTGGCAGGGCATGCACCAGGTTGGTTTGTCCGGCTTCGGCGTTGACGAGGTTGTGGAAATGACCATCAACTGCATTTTTCACACCAAGCCGAAGTTTGTTAAGGCGCTGACCATCAACGGCGGCTAAACCGCAAAAATCGAATCAATCAAACCGGGCAGAACTGAACAACGGATTTGGTTCTGCTCCTATTTATAAAGGAGAGCATTTATTATGGCTGCTAAGGTTATCAACTTTCATTCCCCCGATGGCAAGAACACTTATGAGCTGACCTTCACCCGTGACAGCGTGGAAGCTACCGAGCGTGCAGGTTTTCAGATTGGCCAGTACACCCAGATGACCAATCTGCTGTCCAATTCTCGTGCCCTGTTCTACGGCGCTTTCATCGCACGAAACAAGGGCATCAAGCGCAAGGTCGTGGATGAGATGTTCCAGCACATTGAGGATAAGGAAGACCTGATGGGCGTTCTGCTTGAGATGTTCATGGACGCATCCAAGTCTCTGCTGGCGACCGACACTGAGGACAAGACCGCAAAAAACGCAACGTGGGAGATTGTGTAACCGCACAATCTCAGGAATCAGGCGGAGAGGGAGAATCGTTTTCCTTCTCCAAGCTGTTCCACGATGTAGAAGCCTATTACATCTCTATCGGCATGACATACGACCAGTTCTGGTACGGCGATGTCTGGCTGGCGAAGGTCTACCGTGACGCAGAGGACCTACGGGAACGCAGAGCCAACGCAGAAGCGTGGAGAAATGGCTTTTACATGGCATCTGCGCTTTCCTCTACGGTTGGCAATATGTTCCGAAAGAAAGGGTCTAAACCCATCAAGTACATGGATAGACCGATTCCCCTTACTCAAAAGGAGAAGGAAGAGTATGAATACCAACGTGCTGCGGAAGCACAGGAGCGCATTAAGCGCATGATGTTCTCCATGATGGAAAAGGATGGTGGTAGTGATGGCTGATGTTGATATTACGAGCTTATCCGTAGAAATTTCTGCGGAATCGCAGGGCGCAGAGCTTAATATCGACAAGCTCGCTACCGCCATTTCTAATTTGCGGACAAAGGGCAACGTTACAAAGGTTGTAAACAGTCTTGACAAGCTGGCTAGTTCTATTGCAACGCTGAAACAGGCATCTGCCGGAATGTCTGGGCTGGACAAAATTACCAGCTTTCTGAATGGACTTTCCAACGTCAACACGACCGCAAGCGCAAAGAGCATCAACACGGTCGTGAATGCAATCAAGAAGATTCCTTCGGCAGTCTCCGGCTTGAACGGTGTGGATTTCTACTCCATGTCTGGAAGCATCACTCAGCTCACTAATGCTTTGGCTCCTCTGTCCATTCTGGACGCATCGAACCTTAAAGCTCTTGGCAGCGCTTTCAATGCGATCGGGAAGGTTCCTGACCTGACCGACAAGCTGAAAGCCACCGACCTCGATTCTTTTGCAAGTTCTTGCCAGAAGATTTCCGTCGCCCTTACTCCCCTTGCATCTCAGCTCGACAAGGTGGGCAATGCTTTTGCAAAGCTCCCTCCGCAGTTGAGCAAAGTGGTCACACAGGCAAACCGCGTGACCGCAGCCAACGAGAAGCAGCGTAAGAGCTATCTCAGTCTGTCCAATCAGATGAACGGCTTTATGCGGAACATGGCAAAGCTGGTTTCGTTGAAAGCTATTGCTGAATATCTTGGCAACGCTGTTGCAAAGTTCAATGACTTTTACGAAGCGACAGACCTGTTTCATAATGCCATGGGCAATTTGAGCGGTGAAGCCGATACGCTCATTAGCAAGATGCAAGGCTTGCTTGGCGTTGACCCGACCAAAGCGATGACTTACATGGCTACCATCCAGAGCTTGGGTACTTCGTTTGGTCTGACCAGCGACAAAGCATACATTCTGTCTAAGAACCTGACTCAGCTTGCCTATGATGAAGGCTCCTATTGGAACAAAAACGTTGCGGAGACCTTTACTGCAATGTCCTCCGCAATCTCTGGTGAGATTGAGCCTATTCGCCGTTTGGGCGTTGACCTGTCTCAGGCACGGTTACAGCAAGAGCTTCTAGCTTTAGGCTTTAACAAACAGGTTTCTAGTCTGTCTCAGGCAGATAAAGCAGTTCTGCGTTACATTGCCATTATGAAGCAAACGGCCAACGTGCAGGGCAACCTTGCGCAGACCATCCGGAGTCCTGCGAATCAGATTAAAATTCTGAAAGCGCAGCTGGATATGCTGGCAAAGTCTGTTGGCTCTCTGCTCTACCCTGCCATGAAATCCATTCTTCCTCCGCTGATTGCTGCTGTCCAACTTATTCGAGAATTTGTCCAGTGGGTGGCAAAGCTGATGGGTGTAAAGGTCGTGTTTACTGATTTCACTAAGAGCGCTGACAGCGTTGGCGGTATCGGTGACGCAATGGATGACACGGCAGATTCGACAAAGAAAGCCGCCAAAGCCCTCAAGGACTACACGATGGGCTTTGATGAGCTCAACATCATTGATCCAACGCAGGGAAGCTCTGGCTCTGGCAGCGGCGCATCTGCTGGCAACATCTTAGGCGATGTAGACCTGTCCGGCTACGATATGTTCAAGAACTATGTTGGAAACGCCGTGGACGAAATCAAGGCAAAGCTGGAAAAGCTTGCGCCATTGATTGCTGGTATTTCTGCCGGATTTGCAACGTGGGCTATTGGCAACGCTTTGCTTGAAGCTCTCAATAAAATCAAAGGCGATGGATCTTTAATTGAAGGAATTCTCAAGCTTTGGAAGTCTCCCATTATGGGAGCTGCTGTCGCTGTTGGCATCATGGTTGCTCGTTTTGTTGACCTGTACCAAAACAGTGAGGCGTTCCGAAAAGGCCTTGAACGTGTTCGAGCTATGATTTACCTTGCTGCGGAAGGGCTTAGGCAGGGTTGGAATATATCACTCACAGATGGAAAACTCGGAGAATCCATCAAATACCTGAAAGAATCTTTTTCTAACTTAAAGCAAGTAATCTGGAATCTCATTCCAGAAAGTTGGCAGGAGGGCATTTCTTCTGCGTTCAAAACAATCTCTGACGTTGTAAAAGACCTTGATCTTGATGTTGGTGATTTAATTACAACACTTATGGGCATCGGTCTTATTGTTAGCGGTCATCCTGTAGCCGGTCTTGCTGTTCTTGGTTTTGAAGCTATCACTGTTGCAGTTCGTGGTCTTGGTAGCAAAAGCCAAAAAGAAGCTTTTGAGATGGAAACGGACTGGTTCAATGCTTTCAAGTCTATGGGCGAAAAAGTTGCTGATTTTGTAGGTGACGCAATTACAGCCATTGGAAACCTTATCAATGATTTCGCAATTTTTATTGGATGGATTCAGAACGGTGTTTCCGAAACTGACAGGCTTGACTTACAGATGAACGGTAACTTTATCGAGAATGCCGTCATGGGCATTGCTCAGTTGATTCACGATATCGGAGTGTTTGTCGGATGGATTACCAATGGAGTAAGTGAAACCGACCGTCTTGATATTCAGATGAACGGTAACTTCATCGAAAAGGCGGTTCTTGGTTTTGCCGACCTTATCAATTGGGTAAAAAATGTTGTTACATGGTTCGTGCATCTCGATGAACACGTCGAAAATGGTGCGAGAGCTGTTCGTGGATTTATCGATGATATCAAAACGTGGGCAAAAGAAGCCGCAAAAGCTGCTTCCGATATGGTAACAGCCGTTGCAAATGCTATTGCTTCTCTTCCTTCCAAAATGTTTGAAGCGGGCAAAAACATTTGGCAAGGTCTGGTAAATGGTATCAAGAGCGGCATTGAAACCGCAAAAGGCGCTGCGGCAAATCTTGCCAAAGCTATCATTGACAAGTTCACGACCGATACTGAAATTCACTCTCCCTCCGCTCTATTTGAACGCTTTGGTGAATTTATCAATCAAGGTCTTGCAAACGGTATCACTGCAGCACTTCCTTACGTCGAACAAGCTATGACCAATCTGGCAAACGTTGTTCAGCAGAAGGGCAACGAGATGATTGACTATGGAGCGACCACCGCAACGAATTTCGTTGATGGCTTCTTTAACGGTCTGAGCAGCAAGTGGCAGGAACTTGGTTCCGGTTTGCAGAATGACTTCTTCGGCACAGTACAAAATCTTTGGAATGCTGTGCAGAACGGAGACTTGAAAACAATCGGAACAACTACAGCAGCTATTATCTGGCAGGCGATGGGAGAGGAGAACCGAAATCAGGTAAAAGCATACGCACAAAGCTTTATTTCCAATATTTCCGGCGTTTTAAAGGACGCATCTAAAACCCTGTTTAACGAAGCGTTAAAAGTTGGCAAGGTCATTTGGAGCGGCATCACAAAAAATTTTGGAGATATCGTAAAGAGCGTTTCCAATCTTGGAACTACGATTTCTGCATCAATTAGCGCATTGAAGGTGCCTTTAGCCACTACTGGCACTGCAATCAGTCAAGGCCTTTTCGGTGGCCTTGTAAGCTCTTTTCCTGAAATTTTTGCTGCAATGGGCGGCTTGATTGGAAGTGTCGGCTCTGCGTTTGTTGGCCTTCTTACTTCTATTGCCGGTGCGCTTTCGTCTACAGTTTTCGGCATTCCTGTAGCACTTATTGTCGGTGCGGCCGCAATTGCCTTAGGCGCTGCGATTGCGGGTATTGTAAGCAATCTCGGCGGGAAATATTCAACTGATAATTCTTCCTACGTCGGAACCCCTGAATACGATGCTTCTACAGGTTCCACCACTTCTGCAAATGGATACTACAGCAATACATCATCCGGGTCAACAAGTTCTTCCGACCTGCAAGGCGCGGTTTACAACGGCTGCTATAATGCGTTTCTTGATATTTTCCAGCGCTATGGTGACGAAATTACCGGCGGTAAGGAAGTCAGGCTGTTTATTGACGGAAAGCAGATTACTGCTTCGGTCGAAAAGCAGCAGGCCGACCGTGGCGTGCAAATCATGGGCACGGAAGTGTATAGCTATTAAGGAAGGGACGGTGAATTATGCAAGCTCTTGTATCGGTGAACGGCGTAGATTTGCCAGAACCTTCTTCTTATAGCGCAACAACTTCAACCATTGTTGATTCTGGCCGCAACGTGCAAGGCAAGGTTGTTGGCTCTGTGGTTCGACACGATGTTGCAAAAGTGGCTCTTAAGTGGAAATACCTTACCGCAAAACAATGGGCTTCCGTTATCGGCCCATTCACTACAAACTTTTATTGCACGGTACGATTTTACAATCAAGCAACAGCTTCTTATTCCACACGTCAGATGTATGTTTCCGACCGAACAGCCGGAATGTGGCGAAGGGGTCCAAACACCGGAAATGTGATGGGCTGGACGGATTGTTCTTTGAGCCTGGTTGAGGTCTAAAGGTGGTGATTTTATATGTCTGTAAAGCCGTCCAATAAGTGGCTTTCGCAATATAATAATACGCTTGTACCCGAAACTTTTATTCAGATTACTTATCATGCAGCTGATGATGCGGCGCAAACGGATGCTATTGCAAGTTCAGGTTCGCAAACCGTGTTTAGCAACGTGGCATCCATTACTGATTTGGACATTTCCGCTCCAGAAAATTATGCGACTGCTGAAACTAATTTTTGGGTTTTAGATGGAAGCCTTGGTATCGTCCCGAATTCTGAACCGTATCAAGAATGCGGCTATGTAAGCGGTGAATGCGTATCAAGCTCCAATCATCCAACCATCACATTTTCTTTTAGTAAAATCCACGAAGAAAAAATACCGGGCCTGACAATCGTTTGGTCTGAAACTTTAAATGAATGGGCAAAATCATTTAAAGTTTCCGCTTACAAAAGAACCGCTCTTCTTTTGGAAAAGCAAATTGACAACAACGATTCCGCCGAAACTTCAATTGAATTTGAGATTTCCAATTATGATTCGGTTATTATTGAGGTTCTTGAATGGTGCATTCCAAACCGAAGAGCTCGTATCTCGCAAGTGGAATTTGGACAGCGTGTGAAATTTAGCAAAACAGATCTTCTGTCGTATTCCCATAAATCAAAGCGAGACCCAATTTCCGGCCAGCTTTCCAAGGATTCAATTTCTTTTTCCGTTGATAACAGTGACCAAAAATGGAATCCTATCAACCCAGACGGTCTCTACAAGTATTTGTATGAACGCCAAGCTGTTTTTGTAAAGTATGGCATGGACTTGGACGGACAGACTGAATGGATTAACGGAGGTAAGTTTTACCTTTCTAGTTGGAGCATTCCTTCTAATGGCATTACCGCTTCCTTTGAAGCTCGAGATGCTTTGGCGTTTTTAATCGATTCACCATACACCGGAAGAAAAAGCGGAACTTTATACGAAATGTGTTATGACGCTTTGGAACTTCTTGATGTTTCCGGTATCAGCTATTACATCAATGAATCTTTGAAGGATTATACAACTGATTTTAGTAACGAAAATTCTTCGTATAAAAACGCTGATGTGCTACAGCTTTCTGCTAACGCAGCCGGTATGGCTTTGTATCAGACAAGAAACGGTGAGATTCGGATTGACCGGGTTCCGTACCTTCCTGAAAACAAGTCCGACATTTATGAAATCACTGAAATCAATGATTATCAGTATCCGGAAATCACTTTTTCTAATAAGTTAAAAAATATCTCTTACTCTCTAAATGGAGCTTCGTCATTGTATCCGAATGGTGCTACTGGCGATGGTGTTACGCAAAGTGTAAACAATGCGCTTATCTCTTCTTCCATCGTTTCCCAGCCAAAAAATGTTCTAACTGAAAGCTATAAAGTGCTTTCTAACCGTCGAAAAGCCACCCTGTCTTATCGTGCCAGCCCACACAACGATGCTCTTGATTTTGTCAAGCTCAATCATCAGTTTGGATATTCTTCTAACTTGTTGATTACGGACGTTTCTTACACGTTTAATGGCGGCTTTAAGGGCTCCGTTACCGGGTATATGATTGAAGATGTTGATTCGTTACAAATCGATGCTTCTGAGATTTACTTGCATCCTTCCGACACGATTACGCTCACTGCAACGCTTACCCCTGCATCTGCCGATTCCCCTGTTATTGTTTGGAATGCATCTCCTGCTGGCATCGTTGAGCTGAATGTTATCAAGAACGAACGTGGTGTATCTGTCTGCAACGTCACGTATTTACACAGTGGAAATGCAACGATTACAGCTACAGTCGCAGGCCTTTTCGCTTCTTGCAAGGCTACTACGATTGCGGACGAGATTTCCAACCTCAAAGAAGGCGATACCGTTTACATCTCCGTCGCTGGCGTTTATACTGCTTTTCTTGTCTCAAAACATAATTACGAACCAGAATTAAATGGTAAAGGGAGAACGCTTCTTGCTCTTAAAGACGCGAAAACAGAAAGCATTGCGTGGGATAGCAAAATGACAACTCCCGCAGAGTATTCGACCAGCAGTATTGATGCCTTATTAAACGGAAACGTAAAAAATTCTTTTTCTGATTTTATGCAGAAAAAAATCGGCAAAACTACTTTTTATTATACTCCCGCGTTCAAAAAAAACAATTCTAACGAGTACGTACCTTCTGATGTGTCTACTCTATCTCGCAGTATATTTTTACCTTCCGCAAAAGAAATATACTACGGATTTCCTGATAACGACAGTTCTATTAACGAAATTTGGGGTTATGGATGTAATGTAGAAGGAAGCCCGCTCCCTACAGCAAAAGAACTTTTGAGAAATCCTTTTTTTACTGACGGAAGCAGCTACAGCCCGTATCAGCAGTGGACGAGAACTCCCGTTACCCATCTTGAATATTTTGGTATGGGCCCTTCTGTTGGGGACATCTATTATCGTTCTATTGTTGTTTCAAAGTATTGGGACAAAGCGCATCTTGGCAATTCTAATGACGAAGAAGAATTATTTTTTTATGACTGTATCGGTTCTGGCGACGCAAACTATAAGTGTTATCATTACATGTTTACCGTTCCGAGCAATTTGCCTATTGGGTATCAAAACAGAGTTGAGGAAGAATAATTTATGGCTCGTTGGATTACAGACCGAACGCAATCAGATGTTGACCGTGTGAAAGAAATTACCGCAAAGGCGAGAACAGGCACGTGGACAAAAGCCGAACAATCGGAATGGATTGCCGGAATGAAGGGCGCTTTAAGCTATACAGATTTTAACCGTATCGAATCCGGTATTCAGGAGCTTGGCTCCATTGTTGGCGCATCTGTTTCTGTTCGGACCGATTGGACAGTCGATGGATATATGAAAGTCTCCGATACAACACGTTGGCTTTCTAACATCAACTCCATTCGCGCTAAATGCTCTGGCCCATCTGGTATTGCAGATACGCCAGAAAGCATGAACAAACTCGATTTTTCAACGATGAATCAAATCGAGCAAATTTTGTTCGACATTGAAACGCTTGCTAAAACATACGTTACGTTTTCCGGTGAATACATGACAGGAGATGGACAATATGGTTTTTGAAGACCGTGTGGCAAAATATCCGGGTCGATGGACAATGGTAAAGTCGAATGGAACATCCGAAATTGTCACTCTTATCCGAAATGACGAGCCAACAAAAAAAGGAACGCCAATCAATGCGGCTACTCTTAATGAGCTTAGTACCGTTGCGGGAGCAATTAACGCAAAAGAAGAAGCCGTTTCAGCAGCGCAGGCTGCTGCATCCGAAAGGGCTAAAGCAGAACAAGCGGCTGCAAATGCTGCGAACGCTGTTAAGGTTGATTTGAAAGAATACTCTGACAAAGCAGTCACGAGTGCGTCAAATGCGGCGAAGAGCGAAAAAAATGCGAAAGCGTCCGAGACGGAGTCCGCCAAAAACCTGCAAGGGACCAAAAAGTATTTTGAGCAGGTGCGCACTATCACCATCGGTGCACAGGGTTGGTACGCCACGCCGGAAGCCCTCAAGACTGCTGTGCCGGTGGGCGAAAACGGCTGGTGGGCAGTGGTCGGCACGACCGACACCATCTGGACGTGGGACGGTGACACCGGCGCGTGGGTCGATACCCGCAAAGAGGTGGACCTGTCAGACTACCTGACGCAGGACCAGATCAGGAAGCTGCTTGAACAGTATATGCCACTTCGCCCGGCCACCGCCACCGCACTGGGCGGCGTGAAGGTGGGCAGCGGTCTGGAGGTCACTGCGGACGGAAAGCTGAGCGCCGATGCTTTAGCGGCGTATCCGGTGGGCAGCATTTACCAGAGCACCAACCCCACCAGCCCTGCCGCCCTGTTTGGCGGCACATGGGAGCAGATCGCATCGGAGCGCGTGCTGATGGGTGCCAGCAGCAGCCACAAAGCGGGCACCACCGTGAATGCCGGACTGCCTAACATCAAGTTCTCGTTCACTGCGGCTACCGTTGGGTCCCAGCATCAAGCCGGAAGCGACTATTCTGTTCGTGGAGCTAGTTCATCAGAGTTCAATTTGGATGCTTCCAAGTCCAATGCGATCTATGGCCGTAGCAGCACCGTGCAGCCCGCCGCCTACTATGTGCACATCTGGAAGCGCGTGGCATGAGAAAGGAGGTTTTAAACGATGATCCCTGTGACATTTGACACTGTGGCAACATTGCAGTTTGGCAGTGAGGGTCACCCGACCAGTCTGCACTTCGCCATCCCGGAAGAGTGGAAAACCTGCAAAATCAGACTCCACCTGCGGCGCAGCAACGGTAGCTTTGTGCCCCCGATGCAGCTGGACGAAAATGGGTGCGTAAAAGTAGACCGCCGTGACTCCGGAAAGACCGGCGGACAGTGGATGCTGTCGGCTGAAAGTCCTGACGGAAAAGTATCTTACTCGCGAATCGGCAAATATGTGACCCCCATGGAGGTGACACAATGAAGATCCTTGACGAGACCGGCGCGGTCGTGGAAAACCCCGACCTGACGCTGGGCTACCTGACCGACGACACCGAAGAGATCACTCACCCCGCCGTAGAGGGCGTGGAGGAGCAGTGGCACTGGGAGACCGTGACCGAGTATCCGAACGGTGGCAGGGATGTGCAGAAGATCGTTGACCGTCCCGGCATTCAGGCACAGGAGGAATGGGTGGAACAGGTGCCCATCCAGAAGTACGTCCGCTACACCGCCGAAGAGCTGGCGGCGCAGGAGCAGGCGAAGAAAGATGCCGAAGCACGAGCCAAGTTGCCTGAAACGGTGGCGGCGTTGCAAAAAGAAAACGAGATGCTCAAGCAATGCTTGCTTGAAATGAGCGAGATTGTTTATGCATAAAATCACACAAAAATTAGAAAGGATGGTACGTATGATGGCAATGTTATGGGCGCAGGAAATCATGTCTGCTGAGACCATGGAGGAGGCAAAGTCTCTGTATGAGCGTTGCCCCCGCCTGCTGAAGGAGAAGGTCAAGGCAATTCTTATCAAGAGCGGTTTTGAGGAGATCACGCAGTAAGGAGGACGCTATGGCTGAAATCATGGATGTGTCCCGCTGGCAGGGTAGCATTGACTGTGCAAAGCTCGCGGCTGTGGAAGCCCAAAAAGTAGATTAAGGGGTGAGAAGAAATCAAAATGGAAAAACTTTTGGAATTTCTGGTGGGGCTGTTGAAGGTGCTCTTCTGCGGGAAAAGCGAAAGTCCTGCACCGGAAACACCCAGAGAAACTCCCGTTGAGGAAGCCGTCACCGGCTGGGAGGGCGACCCGCCATACCGGTACATCGACGTGAGCCGCTATCAGGGTGCGATTGACTGGGCGCAGGTGGCAGCGGCTGGCTATAAGGGAGCGATGCTCAAGACCGTGAGCACCAACCACAAGCTCTCCAAGCGGGCGGACGGTCTGTACATCGACCCCACCTTTGAGGACAATTACCGCAACGCCAAAGCGGCAGGGCTGGACGTGGGCGTGTACTACTACACCTACGCCACCAGCGAAGCGATGGCCGATGCAGAGCTTGCCCTTGTGCGGCAGGCGGTCTACGGCAAGGAGCTGACCATGCCCCTTGCGGTGGACGTGGAGGAAAACAAGCTCAAACCCATGAGCACCCTCGACCTCACCAACCTCACCGCTTATGCGCTGGAACAGGTGGAAAAGATGGGCTTTTACGCCCAGCTGTACACCTACACCCACTACTCCAACATGGAGCTGGATATGGGCCGTCTGGCAAACCGCTGGGACGTATGGCTTGCTGACTACACCGGCAAAACACCCAACGTGACGTTTAACTACAACGCTCACCAGCACACCAGCAAGGGCAGCGTGCCTGGCATCACGGGCAACGTAGACCTCAACGTGACCACCCTCAACTATCCGAAAATCATCCGCAAGAAGGGTCTGACCCGTCTCCGGGAGGGCGCATGAGCGAGGCAATCATCGTAGCGTTTATTACCGGTGTTCTGGGGCTTTTGGGTACCATCTACGCCAACAACAGGGCGGCAAAGGACATGGATGCCAAGCTGGAAAAACAGCAGGCTATCATGGACACAAAATTGGAAGAACTGACCCGGGAGGTGCGGATGCACAACAATTTTGCCCAGCGCATCCCGGTGATGGAAGAACAAATCAAGGTGGCAAACCACCGTATTTCTGACCTAGAGAAAGGAGCATAACACATGGAAGCAATCTTTAACTTTATCCCCGCACCCATCGCACTGGTGCTGATGGTCATTGGCTTTGCCGCGCTGGCAGTGGGTGCCATCCGGCTTGGCTACAAGCAGTACGTCAAGGACTGGGCGCTGGAGCTCGTGACCATCGCCGAGGACAGCATCATGGGTAGCGGTCAGGGCGCAAAGAAAAAGGCACAGGTCTTTTCTGCGCTGCGCGGCGCACTGCCGGACTGGCTGAAGCCTTTCATCACGGATGAAGTGCTGGACAGCGTGATTGAAAAAGCCGTCGGCCTGATGAAGAAGGCACTGGCAGAGAAAAAGCCCGAGATCGGGAAGTGAGGAGTAACACCATGAGCAGCACTACATACGACCATTTTGCCATCACCGGCAAAATGGTGACAAAACGTCACCATTTTGTTGACGTTAACAAAATGTACGCCGCACAAGAGCAATTTCGGCACGTCACGAAAATGGTCTGTGGACGTTTTCGCGACCTCACGAAAACATACCATCTCGGTGCCGTCACCGCTATGGTGCGCAACGCCGGACAGCTGCCGCAGCCCTTCTGGCTCGGTGCTACCTGTGGCGGCGGCTCGTGTAGTGCTGCCACTGTGCCTGCAAGGGCTTAACCGACAGCAGATGACCGCCGCCATTAAAAGCGCACCGCTTGGGAGGGTAGACCGTAAGATAGCTTTACTGCGGTACGTTGAGCGGCTCCCGCTGCCGGATATTGCAGCACAGACACATTACAGCCGGACGGCGATAGGCTACCGGCTCAAAAGCATTGACAAAATGCTTGATGTGTGATACTGTAATCTCAATCGGGTGCGTTTTTTCACGAAAACGCATTGAAGCGGCAGGCTTTCGGGTCTGCCGCTTTTCTTTTTGCACGAATTGTGGTATAATAATCTCAATAAATCCGCCCGGCCTCTCGAAGAAGCGCATTAGGGCGGATGTCTGAACCCGTTAAGCCTCTCAACGATGCGTATCATGGCGGGTCTTTAAGGCTATGTAGCTCAGTTGGTAGAGCAGGGCGCACCCCGTCTATTGCGCTGGTTCAATTCCAGCCATAGCAAGTCCGAAAATGCTTGAACGGTTTTGAATAGTGCGCATACGTCAAAATTGCGATAGCAGAAGTAGGCATTTTTGATGATACAGTCTCCCGCCTGCCTACTTGCAGTGCGTACCATGCGGGAGACGCAATTTTGCCACTTCGGTGGCAAAGCGATTACTCGCTCACTTATAATCCATCAGCTTTAGGCTGGTGGATTTTGTTTTATTCGCACTAGTTTTGTCGAAGGCATTGCCACATATTGGATGATGTGATATCTTAGCATTGCACTCCAAAGTGTGCATCCTTACAGTTAAGCGCTCATGCGGATTTTTCCGTGTGGGCGCTTTTCTTTTTTTGTCCTTCGTTGTGCGTTCGTTGTCCTTCTCTTTTTGCAGATGCGGTACACTGGTCGCAATAGGAGGGATGAACCATGAGTTATTACCAGACACCCGGAGCGCCCTATGTTCCGCAACAGCCTGTCAACCCTTACGGCGGCATGGGCACGGTAGGGCTTGCCACTCCCCTGCCGAACACGCAGATGCAGCAGGCACAGCAGCAGCGTCCGCAGCCGATGAATGGGCAGCAGCCTGTTCAGCAGTCGGCGCAGGACGGCGGTTGGCTGCTGGGCAGGCCTGTTTCCAGCAGGGAGGAATTTTTGGCAATACCGTCTGACCTGTACGGCAGACCTACCTACTGCCCCGACCTGCGCAGCGGAGTGATCTACTGCAAGCGGCTGAACCCTGACACCTGTGAATCTTATGTACAGGAGTTTTACAGCCCGGAAGCGTGGCGGCAGATACAAGCGCAACAGGCACAGCAGACCGATGCACCGACACAGCAGTATGTGCCTATTGAAGAGTATAACACCCTCGTCCACAGGCTGGATGAACTGGAAAAGTGGCAGAAGAGCTTTTCTAAGCCTACTGCCACAGCAAAGAAAGGAGAATAACAATGTCCTCTCCGTTTGATATGATTATGCACAGTCCTATTATGCAGCTTGCAAACCTTGCTCGTGCCGGGCAGAACCCGATGGGGCTTATCCAGCAGTTGAGCGGGCAGAATGCTCCTATCATGCAGGGCTTGAACCTAATTCAGGGCAAGAGCGAAGCACAGCTCCGAACGATGGCGCAGAACCTCGCTAAAGAACGCGGCATCGACCTGAACCAGCTGGCAAGCGTCCTGAATTTGACGCTTCCGAAGTGAGGAGGCTTTACAATGGATGATTTTGAAAGCAGCCATTCCGAAAAAGACTTTGACATCAACAATCTGTGTGGCAGTGACAAAATATGGGTTCCTTTAATGCTTGGCTTCATTTTCGGTGCTGCCAGCAAAAATTGGGATGACCCAAAAGACGAAAAAGACAACCCTCCGAGCTAACTTGATAATCCCACAATAAACATCCCTCACAAGCGAAACGCTTCTCAGTTTTGCGGACTTGATAAAAACCGCTTTTATCTGGCTTCGCCCATCGCACACGGCGGTGGGATAGCATAACGCAAAACTGAAAGGAGTTTTGTTATGGACGATTTTGCAACTGGCTATCTGGCTGGGCAGGACGGCGGTAATAACAACGGCGGCGGTTTCTTCGGCAACGAAGGTCTGTGGGCGGTTATCATCCTCGCTATCATCTTCGGCTGGGGCAACGGCGGCTACGGTCGGAACGGTGGTGACAACGGCATGAACAGTTACATCCCCTATCTGGTCGGCACTGGTGCAACCGGTCAGGGCGGTGCAGACACCCGCGCGGCTCTGTCTGAGGGCTTCTACCAGCAGGATACTTCCCGCTCTCTGGCGGGCATCCAGAGCGGTATCTGCTCTCTGGGCTATGACCAACTGGCGCAGATCAACGGCATCAACGCCAACATTGCGAACGGCTTTGCTGGCGTGAACGGTGCCATCTGTCAGCTTGGCTACCAGAACGCACAGCTCGTGAACGGTCTGGAACGCAGCGTGTCCAACGGCGACAACGCCATCAGCCTTGCCATCATGCAGGAGGGCAACGCACGGCAGGCGGGTCAGACCGCTATTCAGACGCAGCTTGCATCTTGCTGCTGCGAGAATAAGCAGCTCATCGGCGACCTAAAGTACACCATTGCACAGCAGGACTGCGCTACCCGTCAGGCTATCGCAGACAACGCCCGTGCCATCGTGGACAACTGCAACGCCAACTTCCGCAGCATGATGGACTACTTCACGCAGGATAAGATTGCCACTCTGACCGCTGAGAACCAGAGCCTGAAGTTCGCCGCTTCTCAGGATCGTCAGAATGCGCTTCTGACCACTGTGATGTCCCAGCAGACCGACACCATCCTGAACCGGGTCAATCCTCGTCCGATTCCCGCTTATCAGGTGGCAAACCCTAACGTGGGCGTGAACTGCTGCGGCTGCGGCTGCTAACCCACACACTCCCCGATAAAACCGGGTGAACCATCGGGGCAGGGGTAAGACACCTCTGCCCCTGATTTTTTAGGAGGAAACTACTATGGCTTGCAAAACAAGCTGCAAACTCTGCCCGCACTTGGTCATCAGTCAGGCGGTCACGTTCGCCAATGACACGTTGACCATCAACATCCCTTCTGGCGCATACCAGAACGGAGAGAAGTATTGTATCGTGGTCGCTCAGAGCTTGCCTGACACGACCACCATCAACGCCCCTGTGGTCATTACCATCGGCGCTGGCACGACCGCATACCCTCTGACTGACTGCAACTGCGCTCAGGCGACCGCTGAGAGCATCCACACCCGCACCCGCTACGCTACCCGTGTGGCAACGTCTGCAACCGGCACCGGCACGTTCAAGTATCTTGGCTGCTTCTGCCGCTCCCACGCTGGTGCGCCTGCGTCCATTTCTTGAGGAGGTATAGATTATGGGCAAGACTAATTTTCGCCGCATGATGATGCTCCGTGACCACGACAAAGACCGTGAGCCGGAACGTGACCGCCTTGAGGAAGAGCGTGACCGCAGGGAGCGTGAGTTTGAACGCCGTCTGCGCAAGCTGGAAGATGGCAACGACCGTTATCCTTACTATCCGCAGGAGGAGAACCGCTACATCGACCCCTACCCTATCCCCCGCTACCCTGACGTAGAGTACGGGCGCAAGATGCCGCAGATTGGCTTCTCGCAGAGCGAAGACTGGGACAAGCGGCCTGGGCAGTATGAGCATGGCGGTGCGGACAGCCGCTCCATCAAGATGCCGCGCAAGCACCTCACCCACGATGAAGCGGAGGAATGGTGCGACAGCATGGTGAACGCTGACGGCACGAAAGGCTGTCACTGGACGCTGGAACAGACACAGGACGTTGCCAAGCAGCGCAATATCACCTGTGACCCGAACGATTTCTGGGCCGTCATGAACATGATGTACTCGGATTATTGTCAGGTCGCAAAGCGCCAGTCCGTTGACACTCCGGGCTTCTACGCTGACATGGCAAAGGCATTCCTTGAGGACGCAGATGCCGCAGATGGCAAGGCATATCTCTACTGGGATTGCATTGCTGATAAGTAAAACAGAAGAGGGGGTGCGCCCAAAATTGGGCAGACTCCCTCTTTATTTACTATCAGAGCTGAAAATCCAGTTATGAACAGAGCCAACTTTTGGGCTTTGATAATTGACGGCTGAAAATCTAGCCGCCAACTCAGCCTAAGTCAATCTGGTCTTTCGATGCCGCAACGGACAGGTTGTAGATGTACTCCCCTGCCGTGAATCCGTGCTTGCGTGCTTCTCTCGTAACAAACGTCCGCTCACTGTCACTCATAAGGATTGTGATTCGCTTGCTACGTTTGCCGTCACCCTTCTGCCCTTGATGGGAAGTGTAAGGCTGAATCTCCATCGTGCGCTTTGCATCGTTGACGGACAGGTTGGTAAGAGCAATCATAATCTGCTGGTTCTGCTGAACGATGGCTTGCAAGACTTCCGTGTTCTTCATCAGAACTTGCAGGATTGCATCGTTCTGTGTGTCGCGCTTGTTCTCCTGATGGCTCATACTGTAAGAACCAGTCTTGCGAAGCGTAGGAAGCACATCATGCGTTACCCATCTCTTAAAACGGCGAAGCTTCTCAATCCTTTCTTGAACCTCGATGGGGTACGCATTTGACACCCCATCTTTGTTTGCTCTTTGCGGTTGCATCGCAAAGAGAAGAGCGTATAACCCAGATTCGTTGATAACAGTCACAGTTTGCTCACGCCCAAGAGAATCTTTGATTTTCAAGGAACGCTTATCGCAGTCATCAATCCGCCCGATGCTTCTATTAGGGTTCTTGTCCTGAAAAGCATTACATACATCCCTGCCGACAAACCAGTACTCTCCGTTTTTCACGAACGTTCTGATTGAGCCAAACTCTTCGTTCTTAAAGATTTGAAGCGCGTTTCTGTTATCCATCATATCCTCCATATTCAACTGTTTGGCATCTTCCATGCCGACCTCATACGCCTTGTAAGTGATTCGAGATAATGCTTCTGCAATCTCATAATCATCCTTGTTGAGCGGACGGCCGTTGCTGTTTTGCTTGAAATTTTCGAGAATCTCTTCTTTCGTTGCTGGAATGTTCATTGGCTTTACCACAAAATATTGTTTGTAATACAACCATGAAGATGATATAATGGATTTATCATCCATAGCTGTATGGAGTGTAATCCCTTAAACTGTCTGAGACCGCCAAGTTACGAACAGTTTAGGGGATTTTTTATTGCTCAAGTTCTTTATCTATCATCTCGTTAAGCCATTTGGTCTTTGTTTTCCCTTGTTCCTTTAACTTTGCCGTTAAAGCATCGAGCTTCTCTCTCGGAATTGGAACACTGAACTGACCGATGGTTTCACGACGCTTTCGATAATACTCTGCGCTACTTTTAGCCAACTCAATCCCTCCTTTGTTGGCTAGCAATAATAGTATAACACTTGCTAGCATGAATGTCAATAGCACGAAAACTGCACGCATTTCAACGTCAATTCGTTAGAAAATGCGTGTTTTTTATTTTTGGTTCAATCTTCGAGAAAATCTTCCAATTCAATCTTTCCTTCTGCCGCTGCAACCGCCAGAGCGTACACAAACTGTCCAATCGTCATTCCGTGTCGTCTTGCTTCACGGTTGATGTACTTGCGCTCTTCCTCGCTCATAAGGATGGTAATGCGCTTGGAACGCTTGCCGTCACCGCTTGCAACTCCCTGATGCGATTCCGGCATCGGGATTTTTTTCTTTGTCAAACCAGCTTCAGCCAGTGCGCCGGGAACATCGCCCTGTTCAATCAAACGCTGCACTTCTTTTGCCTGTTTCAGCTTTTTCGGCTTACCTTCGCCTAACACGGCATCATTTGGCTGGCTTTCGCTGTCTTTGGCTCGCTTCGGCTTAATACTGCTCAATTCCGCTTCACTTGGCTGTGCATGGCTGTCTGTGGCTTCACTGGGCTTAATCGGTACTTGTTCGGCATTATTTGGCTTGCTTTGGCTCGCTTCCTCTTCCTTTGGCTCACTTCGGCTTAATGGCTGCTCCGAAAAAACAGGATGGAAATCGAACCCGCCCAACAAGCCGGATGTTTTTTTGCTGGACTTTTTCATTTTTCATCCCCCTCTACAATCTTCTTTGCAGCGGCTTTCATCAGGCTTTTGAAGTTATCTATTGGCATACCCATAACGGTTTCTCCGAGCCTATAATCTCTTGCGCTCTCCGATAAATTTATGAGTTCCGAAGCGATTTCCTTTCTTGTGCTATACGAAAAGTCTTTCAGGTGACTATTTTCGTGATCCGCACACTCATATTCATTGGAAAATTCCTTTCCACAATATTCACAGCAAAAAAACTCTCTTGTACAACTTCTCATTCCTCGTTTTCCTCCACAATCATTTTTGCCAGTGCCAAGAAATCCTCTGCGCTGGTGCTCTTTGCCGTATCACCGCTAAACAGGCTGTGCCGCTCTGCCTGTGCCTTACGAACGCCCATAGACGGTCTAATCTTCACATCCAGCAGGGTTGTACCCATGCTCTGTGCAATCACAGGGAGCTGCTCTACAACCTCTTTGGACAGGTTCTCACGGCTCTTGTACTGGTTCAGAAGCAGACCTTCAATCTTCAAGGTCGGGTTGAAGTATCTGCGAACATCACCGATGGTCTGCGAAAGCTGGCTCAGTCCGGCAAGCGCATAGCGGTCTGCTGTAATTGGAACGATAATGCTGTTAGCGGCGATCAGAGCGTTTACAAGCGCAAGACCAAGCTGAGGGGGAGTGTCCAGCACAATGTAATCGTACTGCCCGGACACGCTTTCAAGGGCTTCTCGCAGCCGGAAGTTCTTGCCCATGTCCCGGACAAGCTGCTCGTCAATGTCCTTCAATGCGTTGTCTGACGGCAGAATGTCACCGGCTTC